AGAACCACCAACAACGACGACATCAACAACATCTACAACATCTACAACAGAACCACCAACAACGACGACATCAACAACAGAACCACCAACAACGACGACATCTACATCTACAACATCTACAACATCTACAACATCTACAACATCTACATCAACAACATCAACTACATCAACAACCACAGCGGCGCTCGGTGATTGTTGGACCGTATACAACACTTCACCATTCAACAATCAACAAACCTATGTGTTCGACTATATACCCTATGGTAGTGCTGGATATATACAAGGATCATTGGATTTCGGCCAATTTGTTAATTTATGTGTAGCACCAGGTACGTTGATTGTAGATGTAAGCGGACAAGGTGGATCTACATCAGGTGGATTTGGAGTATGTACCAACGACTCTCAATGTTCAGGCTCACCCCCAGCAACAACTACTACAACTACAACAGCAGCCACAACTACTACAACAGCAGCCACAACTACTACAACAGCAGTCTGTTATAGTTCAACATTGGGACTTTCAGGTGTTCAAGGAAGTATATCTGGAGCCTGTTCAGCCGCAGCACAATTCACATATTATGTGGGTGGAACCAAGTTGTATACTGACTCGGGATGTGGCACGTTTGCAGACGCCGGTTATTATGGCGATGGAGGTGGGGTATACTATCAAGTAACAGGCGCAGGTAACTTGACAGGCCCAACATCGTGCCCAGGCGGAACAACGACAACAACTGCAGCTCCCACAACAACTACAACAGCAGCTCCCACAACAACTACAACAGCAGCAGCAACAACAACTACAACAGCAGCAGCAACAACAACAACGACAACATGTGTCGTGGGTTGTTTACCTGGCACATCAACATGTATAGGTGACGCTGCTGTATGTGACCTTCAAAATGACGATTGCACAATCACATATGGATATTTGGTACAAAACTGTGATCCTGGCTGTTGTTCAGGTGGTGCATGTATCTGCTAAATCATTAACAACAAGGTGATATTTACTTTATGAAAAACTTACGTTATATATCAGCCCAACCTGCCATTGATTATTACACATGGCAGGTTGAGGTTATGATACACAATTTTTTAAAAAATGGTTTAAATCCAAACAATATAGATATTGTATGTTCCATTAAAAACAATCATATCCCTGATGCTTGGATTAAATTAGCTAATCACTATAACACGGTTCGATTCTTTTTTTATAATGATGACAGAGAAAATTCGGTATATATTTCTTCAATTCGTCCACACATTCTACAAAAACATTTTGAGAAGCATCCTTATTTAAAAGATGAAGCCATTATGTATCATGATTGCGATATCATTCTCACGAAGCCCCCACAATGGGACCATTTAGTGCATGACGATGTTTGGTATTTAAGTGACACGCGCTATTACATTGGAGCAGAATATATTAAAAGCAAAAAATGTGGTGTGTACGAACGCATGTGTGAAATTGTAGGTATAAGTGAAGATGTTCCGGTACAATATGAGATGCACAGTGGAGGTGCTCAATATCTCATGAAAAACATTGATGCTGCTTTTTGGAAAAAGGTGTATGAGGATTCTGAAAAATTGTATCAATTTTTTCTTGACCATCTGAAAGCATTTCCTCAAACCGATAAATATCACCCCATACAAAAATGGACTGCTGATATGTGGGCAGTTTTATGGAATGGTTGGTATTTTGGACATGATACCAAAGTGGTGGACGAATTAGAGTTCACATGGCCTATGCACGGTCTTGACTTTTGGGAGAAATGTACTATCATGCATAATGCGGGAGTTACAGGAGAAACAGCAGATAAGGACAGAACTTTTTTTAAGGGTAAGTATGTTGACGGAAAATTACCGTATAATAATATTACTCTTGAAAATTATAACGAAAAGATGTGTACATATAAGTATGTACAAGAAATTCTTGAAACCGCTAAAACGAGTTGTTTACTATGAGATATGATTTTGTTGAAATAGGCACATGCGACTACCACACGTTATTAGAAGGGTGTACACCTGAACAAATAGGTTTGTCAGTCGAACCTGTAAAAACATATCTAGACCGATTACCCGATAAACCTAATGTAACTAAGATAAACGTTGCTATATCAGCAGAAAACAACATAGTAGATTTATTTTGGGTTGAACCCGAAAATCAAGAAAAGTATAATTTAGGTTTCACAAAAGGTTGGGCCACTATAATTAAACCCCACCGAGGTCATTCTGAAGCAAAAAAGATGTTAGAGACAGGAATGTTAACTAACCATAAAATAGAAGCCATCACATGGTCTACCCTTGTGGAACGTTATCAAATCGAATCTGTGGATTTAGTTAAGATAGACACAGAGGGTCATGATTGTGTAGTTGTTAACAGTATACTTGATTCTTCTGTTCATCCAATACAAATAGAGTTTGAAATAACACATTGCTTAAAAGAAGAATTGGCTCAGACATATTCACGCCTTCAAAAAAATAGATATACATTAATTATAGAAGGTGAAGATGCCGTATGGAGAAGATGAATGATACCAAAAATAATTCATCAAATATGGGTAGGGGATTTTAAATTACCCAAGCGAGAACAGAAACTAGCAAATGAAATAAAAGAGATGCACTCGGATTACGAATATATTTTCTGGTCTTCGCCCCCACCATTATCTAAAAATATTCAAAATTGGTATGACAAATTCTACTCAATAAAAAACTATGCTTTTTGTGCAGACTTGTTACGTATTTGGGCTGTTAAAGAATTTGGAGGATTCTACTTGGATATTGATTTTAAACCGGTGAATTCATTGGACGATTTTTTAAATTATGATGGGGTATTTTTATACCACAACGAAGGCGACTTAACTATTCCAAATAATGTATTTGGTGCAAAAAAAGATTTAGATGTTCTAGAATACTGTACACAACAAATAAATGATAGCAATAATTGGTATGGGCCTAGTTGGTTTGGTAGTGTTGTTAAATCTTCTTTAGGGTATAGTTATGAAACCACACACGAAGTTATTAAAAACAAGATGAGGGAAAAGAATATAGAATATTTTGTGTACGGAGAATTTGAAAATAAATATGCAAAACATTTATCATTGTACAGTTGGTCGCCTGAAATTTGGAATAGATTAAATAACCAGGAACAGTTATGAAAAAAGTTAGTTTTGTCTGTACATCATTTAGAAGATATACATGTGTCAATAGAATCATTGCGCAGTTTAATGCACAAACATACCCAAACAAAGAACTGATTATCCTAAATACAGATATGGAATATCCTATGTCATTGGGATTTTCTGATGACCGTATTGTATTAATAAACAATAACACTGATATGCAAACAGGTCTTCCGTATACTAATCGAGGACAAATTTGTCGTGATGCAGTAATCTACGCCACAGGTGATTATTTCATGTTGGCTGATGATGACGACATTTACCTACCTTGGCATATTCAACAAGCTGTAGATAAAATAGAAGAAGTGGGTACAGATGCATGGAAACCTCAAAAAAGTTTCTTTGCCACTCAACATAAATTAGAACTTACACAAAATACATTGGAAGCAAGTGTTATTGTGAAAATGCCTCGGATTCGACAAATTGGATTTCGCTCAGACATCACAGGATATGAGGGATTGAGTTGGTATACTAAATTACGCGATGAAAAACAATTAGATGAACATTACACACACTACGTTCCCTCATATTGTTTCAATTGGTCAGACCCACATGAAATAGCAGGACATAAACAAAGTGGAAATATTAATGACCCCAATAATTTTGAACAACATAAAGCAGCATCACAAGATTATGCAAAAGAACCTTTACGTAATGACATGAACCTCACCGACGTATATGAAAAATATTACGTCTTTTTACGAAATAATAGTGAACTATTTCCTAGTGATTTAATCCTTAAATATGTGAAAGAATAATGCAACCAAACACATTTCCTGATGTAGCCAACATCATTGATACATCGTCTGTGCCCATTTTAATACTTGTGATATCTGAAGGGTGTGAAAATGGATTAAAACCAGAACAGCAGCAGTTAGAACAAAAGCTACAAGAACATCCTACACCTGTGGTATATTACACCATGTGTATCCCAGAACATCTCATGGGATTTCCTCGTGCCCAAACTCCCACATTATACTATTTTCTTCCGAAAAATCAAACTCCTGTGTTCTGGCGATTTGCCATATTCAATAACACATTGAATGATGATTTAAACATCATCACAAAAATGATGACAGGATTGACATATGAACAAGCTCGTTTCACACCTGAAGAACAAGAAACCATTTTAAAGGTTGATTATTTTTTAGAACAGGAGAAGGAAACCCTTCATAAGTTTCCTTCAGTATTTCAACAGGCACGGAATCTTGCCAAAGAAATGTGGAAAACAGGAAAAAACGCCGCAAAAGGATTGCCTGTCATTGTTCCTACTGAAGTGGGATTTGAACGTATGAATATTTGTCAGTCATGTGACAAGTTGGAAAAAGATGCATTTCGCTGTACTGAGTGTGGTTGTTTCATGAAAACCAAGACTCAACTCGCCTCAGCGTCATGTCCATTAAATAAATGGGCACCGCATGTATAAATACTATAGAACGATTAATTAGGATTTCTCAATGGCAACGTTAACATTACGAACAGTTAAAGGATCAACATTAACACATCAAGAACTTGATGACAATCTCTCAAACTTGAATAGTTTCAAGGTTGAAGGTCGTGCAGGAACGTTAACAACAACAAGTACGTCATTAAATCAACTATTGGATTCTGTTGCAGCATCTTCTGTTAGAACATTGCGATACATTGTTCAAGTTGCCAACACAACTACGAGTGAGTTTCATGCCACATCTCTCATGATTATTCATGATGGAACCACTGTGTATTTAACTGAATATGGCACTGTATTGACAGGAAACTCTTTGGCAACATTTGATGCTGATATTAATAGTGGAAATCTTCGTATTTTAGTTACGCCTACAAATGCATCATCAACGGTGTTTCGTTTTTCTGCTATGACAATTCAGGCATAATTTCAAAAACTATAAATATTCAACATATGGCAACTGCTCGTAATTTAGTTATTGACCAAGGTAGTACATATTCAATTTCCATTGAACTGTCTGACGCCTTGGGCAATCCTTTAGATTTAACTGATTATACCATTCGTGCTCAAATGCGTAAAAGTTATGGGTCGAATACGTATACTCAATTCACAACTTCTGCAGGTGATGAACCTGAGAATGGGGTGATTACATTATCATTAACATCAACTCAAACAGGAGCATTACGTTTTGGTCGATATGTCTATGATATTGAAATTGAAAATGATGATGTAATTACCAGAGTTCTTGAAGGGATAGTAACCGTAACACCCGAGGTCACACGATAATGGCACTCAAAGTACAAGTATCAACACCTCAAAGAATTAATACAAATGTAAAAAAGGTTTCGTTACCTCTAGTTAATTTAGAAGAATTGAAGAACGTGAATAAAGATAATTTAGAAGATGGCGCCACTTTGATATGGAATGAAACGGAACAACGTTGGGATGCACAGCAAATTCAAGCATCAGCAACGAATATAGATGGCGGAACATATTAAAAAACCCACAGGAGATTTTCCATGTCAACAGTAATTCAAATTAAGCGTTCTTCAGGATCAACAGCACCAGCAACATCTGCCTTAGCAGAAGGCGAATTAGCGTATAGTCAAGACCGCTCCAACAGCGGCGCCGGCGCTATTCTCTACATCGAATCTGTAGGTTCAGACGGTACTACCCAAGTTATTGATAAAGTAGGTGGTAAATACTACACCAACACAGTTGATGCCTTCTTAGTTCCTGCCACAGGAACAGTGGGCGCAAAGGTGGAATTAAAGGATGCCGATGCTACACATTCTGTCACATTAAAGGCACCTAACACAGTTGCAGCCAACGTTACATACACATTACCTTCAACATTCAGTGCAGACCAATATTTAAAGACTGACGGTTCAGGTAATCTTTCATTTGCTGCCGTTCCATCAGGATCCTTCACAATTGCAGGTGACACAGGTACTGACAATTTCACAACAGGTGAAACATTAACATTCACCGGTGGCGAAGGTATTGATACATCAATTACCGATAACGTAGTAACAATTTCAGCAGAAGATGCATCTGATACCAACAAGGGTATTGCATCATTCAACAGTACCAACTTCACAGTATCATCAGGTAACGTTGTTATCAACTCAGTACAAGCCACAAAGGTTGATATTGCAGGCGGCACATCATTAACATCATTGGCTGATTCAGATGAATTCTTGGTCTATGATGCCTCAGCAGAAGCAAATCGTCGCATCACAGCAGAAAACGTTGCAGATTACATCTATGCCGGATTGTCAGGTGATATCAGTGTAACTGAAGCAGGTGTAGTTTCTATTGCCGCTAACTCAGTAGCACTAGGTACAGACACAACAGGTAACTATGTTGCTACTGTTGCGGGTACAGCAAATCAAATTTCCATCACTGGCTCAGGCTCAGAAACGGCTGCTGTTACAGTTGCATTAACTGAAGATGTGGCATTGGTAGGTGATTTGACAGTTGGTGGTAACGACATCAAGATGAGTGGTGGCACAACAGCCATTACATTCTCAGGCTCAGGTGACGTTGCAGTAGCAGGTGATTTAACTGTTACAGGTAATGACATCAAGTCCTCATCAGCCACAGCACTTACTCTTTCAGGTGCTGATGTCGCAGTTGCAGGTGATTTGACAGTTACAGGTAACGATATCAAATCCTCATCAGCAACAGCACTCACATTGTCAGGCGCCAATGTTGAAGTTAAGGGTGATTTACAAGTTACAGGTAACGATATCAAGTCATCAACAGGCGCAACTGCCTTGACACTTGATGGCGCCAACGTAACTGTGGCAGGTAACTTAACAGTTAACGGTTCATCAACAATTGTAAACTCAACAACTGTAACAATTGATGACGTACTCTTGAAGTTGGCTGATAACAACACAGGTAACTCAGTTGACTCAGGTGTCTATGCTGAATATGTTGAATCATCAACAACGAAGTATGCTGGTTTCTTCCGCGATGCGTCTGATAACAACATCTTCAAGTTCTTCAAAGGATTAGAATCAGAACCATCAACAACTGTTAACGTAAGTGGTACAGGTTACTCAGTTGGTACAATCTTAGCCAACTTGACAGGCGGTACTGTTTCAAGTCTAGCTTCAGCAATCGGTGTTGCAGATGGTGGTACAGGTGCTTCAACATTGACAAGTAACGGTGTATTGTATGGTAATGGCACAGGCGCCATTCAAGCAACAGCAGCAGGCACAAACAATTACTTCTTGAAGTCAAACAATGGCACACCAAGTTGGTCAAATGTCATTGATGGTGGTACTTACTAATAATCTGAATAGAGACTCGTTATGGACACACAAAAACTTTTAAACAAGTACATCGCCTCTTTGGGTGAACAAGTCAAACAGTTAACAATGGAAAAAACAATGTTATCTGCCCAACTTGCTCTCACCCAAGAGGAGTTGGAAGAAATGAAAAAGAAGTTAGATACTTCCCCGGCATCTGAAGAAAATAGTCAATGGCAACAATAATTAAACTTAAAAGAAGCGAGTTAGCATTAGCTATACCAACCGTCAATGATTTGGCGGTTGGTGAACTTGCTATAAATTCAATTGATAAAATCTTTTATATTAGAAAATCAAATGATGAAATTGTACCTGTTGCCAATTACGTTGATATTGATCCAAGTGAAATTGACACCCGTTTAGATGCTGTTGAAACTGCTTTGTTAGGCTCAGTGTTCCCGTCAGGAGATTACGGGGATTTAGATGCTTTAACTGTAGATGCGTTTGGCGTCTTAGTGAGTAGATCCTATGATTGTTTAACGACACCGGCAGGATCTTTGTTAGAAACAGATTTAGAAAGTCTTTAATATAAAATATAGAGATACAGGAGATTTATAGATGCCAACACAGGTGCAGTTTCGTAGAGGAACAACAACACAAAATAATAATTTCACCGGCGCTGCGGGTGAAATTTCGGTAGACACAACTCTTAAAACTCTACGTGTTCATGATGGCACCACCCAAGGTGGGTTTTCTTTGGCAAAATCTGATTTGTCTAATACAACAGCCATTACACCTACAAGTGTGTCTACATTAACAAACAAAACTGTTACGTTAGGTAATAACACAATAACAGGGACTATTGCAGAATTTAATACCGCGTTAACTGACAGCGATTTTGCCACGTTAGCGGGCACAGAAACATTAACAAACAAGACGCTAACAAGTCCTACGCTAACAAGTCCTACACTGACAACACCTACGTTGGGTGTGGCATCAGCAACATCGGTTGCATTGGCTAACGGTATTCTTCGTTCAGCTACACTGACAACCTCCGCCACAACAGCAAATCAAGTAGCGGATAGTATTGCAATTGCAACGTATAGAAGTGTGAAATATCAAATTTCCATCACATCAGGTTCTGCATATCATATGACTGAAGTAAGTATCATCCACGATGGAACTGATGCATACATCACTGAATATGGTACTATTTTGACAGGGGTATCATTGGCGTCATTTGATGCAGATATCTCAGGGGGCAATCTTCGTCTGTTGACAACACCTGCAAATGCCTCAACGGTGTATAAGATTGTAGCAACAGCAATCAATGTCTAATGGCTATCCAATCATCAGGTGCCGTTTCTCTAGGGAACATTAACCAAGAATTGGGGCGAAGCCTTACTGCCAGTATAGGATTACGTTTGGCAGAAATAGGCTCATATGTAACAATAAATACCGGTTCAACATCTAGACCAAATGGTCAAGCACCCCACACAATGTCAGAATGGCGGGGGTATAACCATACAGCCTCAGTGGGTCCCACTATAACCAATGCGGTAACATATGATAGTGGGGCAGGTAACAACTATGTTTACTCACTATCTTTTTCCATACCGAGTTCAGGCCCCTATTATATACAGGTGCAAAATATTACAACAGGTAGTTATTCCGGATTATATGGATTCAGTGGTACAACAGGTACGGTAAACGCTAGTACAGAGGTAGCCTGCCAGAATGTATCTTTTCGTATGCGATTATACAATTATAACACAGGACAATATTTACCTTTTGGGCCCACATATACACTTTATGCCCCACCACCTCAATACGGGGAATATTTGTCAACTGCATATTGTAGTGGATATACTCTGTATGGAAATTTTGCTAATGGGAATTGTGGTTCATATGTAGATGTTGCTGAATATGATTCTCCCACATGTGGTTATACTGGAGGTGGTGGCGGTTCTTGTGGGGGAAACCACACCGGTAGTGCATGTTGTAGTGCAAATGGCACGGGATTCTGGGCATTTAATAGTGATTGTGGTGATAGTTCGAGAGTTGATTTATATTATGACTCAAATGCATGTTACTATACTGGAGATGGTAGTTGTGTATCCCACACAGGAACATATAATAATGGAGTATATATCTATTATATGACGAATGGGTGTTTAAGTTATTTTGTTGGTTCCTGCTAACTTTTATTATCATGCCTAAAACAATAAGTAATTTTCTTACACAGTCTGAACGTCTAGACTGTCTCGCAGAATCATTAGAAATTTCAGAATACATTATTCTGAACTCTACCATAGATATGGCTATGTGTATAAAGTATAGACATCATGTAACTGAATATTTCAACAATGAAAATCTACAAATTGCAGGAACAATCAAAATATCACACCAATCCACTAAGATAAATCTTAACGATATCATACAGAATAATGTGTTTCCTATTACACCCACTCACATGGCTGTAGTATCATTGGCCGCGCTTTCTCCGCAGGACAGAGTTATGCATATTCGTCAAGGGGATGAGTTTATTATGGAACCATTTCCTTTAGAACTTGACCAGGGGTGCGTACACGCACTTCAAAATCATACACATCTAGTCATCCCCACAAAATATTGGATAGACAATAGTGATGTAACACTATCAGCCGATAGCTGTGTGAGATTGTATCTACTATATGGTAATATAAATACACAGTAACCCTGCCACCGAGGATAGAGAATCATGGCAACCACAAAACGTTTTGTCGCAAAAAATGGATTAGATAACAACGCTCAAAGTATTACAAATGTAGGTGTTGCAGGAGCAACTCTTACAATGTCAAACGCCCACAGTTTGACATTAACAACATCAGGAAATTCAACATTAACAGTTCCCTCAGGATCAGCCACATTACTTTCTAGTGGTGGTGCATTGGGAACTCCCAGTTCAGGCACATTAACCAACTGCTCAGGACTTCCTGTATCAACAGGTATTTCAGGATTGGGCACAGGTGTTGCCACATTCTTAGCAACACCATCAAGTGCCAACCTATTAGCGGCTGTCACAGATGAAACAGGCACAGGCGCATTGGTGTTTGCCAATACCCCAACACTTGTCACACCCACGTTAGGTGTGGCAACAGCAACTAGTGTCAACAAAGTTGCCATCACAGCTCCCGCGACATCAGCAACATTAACCATTGCTGATGGCAAGACATTAACAGCAAGTAACACATTGACACTTACAGGTACCGATTCAAGTTCTGTGGCATTTGGCGCAGGCGGTACCGTGGCATATACATCAAATAATCTCAGTGCATTTGCCTCAACATCATCGTCTGAATTGGCAGGAGTACTTTCAGACGAGACAGGTACAGGCGCCTTGGTATTTGCCAATACCCCAACACTTGTTACACCTGTTCTTGGTACACCTACGTCAGGTACTTTATCAAACTGTACCGGTCTTCCTGTATCAACAGGTATTTCTGGATTGGGTACAGGTGTTGCCACATTCTTAGCAACACCAACAAGCGCAAATCTTCTTGCAGCAGTCACAGATGAAACAGGCACAGGTACTTTAGTATTCTCTGCTAGCCCTACATTCACAGGAACCGTTAGCGCCGCTAATTTGACATTGAGTGGCGATTTAACTGTGAACGGTACAACTACTACAATTAATTCAACAACAATTTCTGTTGACGATAAGAATATTGAATTAGGTGCTGTTTCATCTCCTTCCAATACAACGGCTGATAATGGTGGTATCACATTAAAAGGTACAACAGACAAAACATTTAATTGGGTAAACTCTACAGGTGCCTGGACAAGTTCTGAGCACATTGAAATTGCCTCGGGTAAGAGTTTGTTCCTCAAAGGTTCAACATCAGGAACCATCACAGTATCTCCTGCTGCAACAGCAGGCACTAACACTCTTACTATCCCAGCAGTAACAGGTACTGTTGTTACAACAGGTGACACAGGAAGTGTCACAAACACCATGTTGGCGGGAAGTATTGCTAATACTAAACTTACTAATAGTACCATCTCAGGTGTGGCGTTAGGTAGTAATTTAAATACATTGACAATTGGTACTGGGTTGTCAGGCACAAGTTATAACGGATCCGCAGGTGTCACAATTGCCAATACAGGTGTCACAAGTAACGTGGCAGGTACAGGTATTTCTGTGTCAGGTGCTACAGGTGCTGTCACTATCACCAACTCAGGTGTAACAAGTGCTGTTGCGGGCACAGGTATTTCTGTGTCAGGCGGCACCGGTGCTGTCACCATCACCAACTCAGGTGTAACTGCTGTTAACGGCAGTACAGGTTCTGTCACTGTAGCGGCAACCAATCAAACGATGAACATTGGTACCACGGCCGTTGCCATTAATCGAGGTTCGGCAAACTTAGCGTTGACAGGTATTTCAAGTGTGGCAATGCCAGGCTCAACATCAGGTACAGTGACATTACAACCTGCAGCAACAGCAGGCACCACAACAATCACATTACCCGCTACAACAGGTACTGTGATTACATCAGGTGATTCAAGTACAGTTACGAATACCATGTTGGCAGGCAGTATTGCCAACGCTAAGTTGTCTAACAGTTCCGTTACTGTCACAGCGGGCACAGGTATGTCAGGCGGCGGTTCTGTTGCACTTGGTAGTTCAATAACCTTGACAAATGCGGGTGTCACAGGTATCACTGGAGGAACAGGTGTGTCTGCATCAGCCTCAACAGGCAGCGTAACGGTGTCTATCGGACAAGCAGTAGCAACATCCTCAAACGTACAATTCAATAGTATAGGTGTCAATACAGGGGCATCAGGTACAGCAGGTGAAATTCGGGCAACAAACGAAATCACAGCCTATTACTCTGACGCACGACTAAAGAACTTCCATGGGAAGATTGAAAAGGCAGGTGAAAAGGTAGCGGCATTAAATGGTTACTACTTCACAGAAAATGAACTTGCCAAGTCATTGGGATATAGTAATGATAAGATGCAAATCGGTGTAAGTGCCCAAGAAGTGCAGGAAGTATTACCTGAAGCTGTGGCATCTGCTCCCATTGATGATAAATATTTGACGGTAAAGTATGAAAAACTTGTTCCTCTTTTGATTGAAGCTATCAAGGAATTACAAGCTGAAGTTGCTGAATTGAAAAAGCAAAGATAATAGGAGTACGTCATGGGGTTACTACCAGCAACTGGTTCCGCTATAACGATGGGCCGTGTGCGTAATGCATACGGCCTATCAGGAGCAGCTCGATTACGTGCTGACTTGGCACAGGCGGTTAATAACAATCCTGTAGGTACTGCACCAAACATTAATCTATCAGGTCAAGTACGCCTATCTATTGATTTTGGTGGAAGAACCACGCCTTTCAACTACTAATATACATATTGACAAATAGATATTAACATATTATATTTTTACTATTCTTTTTGTGGAGTGAAACATGAGTACAATTACATTTGAACAATTATTAGATGTCATCAACGAAAACCCATCGGAATATGAAGAACGATATGTCCGATGGGTTACCGTTGCCCATGATAAAAAGAAGTTAACTGAACTTCTGTATGAATTGAAATATCTAAAGGAAGAAAACAAGTGGCCTGAAAGAATACAACTACTTGAAGAAATTCTTGAAGAAACAGGGCATGAACATTGCTACAATCTTTTGGTGAATGAGCCACAAACCGCTCGTTTCGCTTTGATTGAAAAATTTGCTCGTCAAGCCGCCATGGAAGTATTAATTTTTGACCGATATGGTATTGAAACATTAAATATCATCACACAACTCCCACTTGCTGATTATCAATTGGTGGTGAAGCGAGTTTATGAAATTGTCACGATGATTCGTGACATCACAACATCCACTACATCATTGGCACAAGGATTGGCGGGTGTATGAAGAAGAACATTTATGGTTTGAGTGCATGGAGATTTCAACCCACGAAATTGGCAATTCTTGTTCCATGTCGAGAAAATATGTACAGTTTATTCGCATCATCACTTGTTGAATTAGTGAAAACAACAACGATGGTGGGTATTGATGTGCATGTACTTTATAATCAAAGTACTATTCTATTAACCCAACGAGAAAAGTTGGCACAACAAGCACTTGAAATTAACGCTGATTATGCCCTATGGCTAGATTCTGACATGTTATTTCCCAGCAGTGCAGCATTACGATTAATGGGACACAATAAGGATGTTGTCTGTTCCAACTACATGAAACGTTCTGTTCCTTTACAGACAGTTGCCTATCCTGAACGAGGTGACTGGGACAATTGGTTGCCATTGGAATATGACCAAGAATTACAAGAAGTTGAGGGGGTTGGCATGGGGTGTGTCATGATGAAAACCGAAGTGTTAACAAAAATTCAACCTCCCTATTTTGCTTTTGAGTATAAAGATAAAGAATGGCATGGTGAAGATTTCTACTTCCAAAAGAAATTACGCGATGCGGGATATAAGATTTGGGTGGACATGAATCTCAGCCGCCAAGTACGTCATGTAGGACAATGGGCGTTTGGTCCATCCATTGATGTGAATGACGAAAAGATTGTTAAAAAACATAAAGCTAAAATGAAGAAGGAGTCATAATATGTTGAAAGGTGAAAGTTGGTTAGCCCATAGTGATTTGTTCACGAAATATTGGATTGTTGAAACAAAGCCATGGGTTCGTTCTCTTGGCTGGTTCACTGATTTTGAACAGACAGTCCGAGATTCTAAAGGGTGGGCTCAGGCGGGTGAAAAGGAACTCACCATTTATGAATACATCAATGTGTTGGAAGAAAAAGGCTCAGAGAGAAAAATTTATCAGCATGCCAATGGCAAGTGGCAACACATTTCAGCTCCTTTAGTATTCGTTGTTCGAAAAAATGATGAACTTGTATTCATTGCAGGTTGGGCAGGAGACCCCAAAACTATCAGAGAATATCAATCTCAAAGTGTGGATCCATGGGACTGGCCGGAAAAGATTATTGTTGATGTCAATCCTCTAGCAGCAATTCACACATTGAAATTTAATCGCACAGAAAATTTAGAAACTCCTGTATTTTTTGCCAGTAACGGCGAAACAAATGCAGATGAGAATTGGGAACACCTTGTTAAAATGTGTCCGCGAGCTGTCCGTATTGATGGAATTAACGGTCGTAGAAAAATGTTTTTACGCTGTGTGGATTTATCAGAAGGGGCATCCCACTTCTTTGTAGTCACAGGAAAAAACAAATTAACTGACAAAACAATTTTTGATTATCCAGTAAAAGATGCACCGCGGGCACATCTCGTATTTAATGCTAAAAATATGAGTAATCGTCTAGAATATGGACACATGGGTGTCGTGGCATATAATACCGATTTGGTTCTTAGCACCCCTGAAAACTTTGGTCTGGACTTCACCTCATATAGTCCCATTCATACAGTGCCGCGAACCGTATCAGAAGCCACATTTGCCACTAGTCCATTTGAGGCTTGGCGAACAGCATTCCGTGAGTGTGTGAAACTCACGTTACGAAATTCAATAAATGACCAACATTGGTTGGCACGTTGGATGGCGTTTGCCGAGGGAGTTCATAGTAATTGGGTACTTATTGGTGCAAAAGAAGGGCATGAATTTGCTCTACGATATAAAGATTCCCCCGATGAATTACGGAACACTGTTGATTGGAATTGGCTTGATAATCACTTCAAAACAACGCACACATAATCAATTCTTATAAATAGTTATTGTACTCATATCAATAGTTGAGGAAGATTATGACAGCAATAACCACACGACAACAATTAAAAGATTATTGTTTGCGTCGTTTAGGGTATCCCGTCATTGAAATCAATGTAGATGACGACCAAATAGAAGATAGAATTCAAGATGCCATTGACTTCTTTCATGAGTATCATTTCGATGGGGTGGAACGTGTTTATTTCACCCCAAAAATCACTTTATCTGAACTCTTTCTTTCAGGTATTTTAGGTGAAAATTTTGAGATAGGTGAGACCGTAGAAGGGGCAACATCAGAAGCCATAGGTGTTGTTGTTAGAAAATCACCTGGTATTTTAGTTATTAAAGGAGATGATCCTTTAAGACCTTTCGTTGCTAGTGAAGTTATTACAGGTTCCAATTCAGGATTTTCAACTACACTTCGAAACACGAATCCATATTTTGCAGGAACATTTGCAAAAAAATATTTTGATGTAGCGGACCCGGTCACAGGTGTTATCCGCGTTTTCCCATTGGGGTCAGCAGGATCAAGTTCAGCAGGCACCACAAATATTTTCAATGTTGTATATCAATTCAGATTGAATGACATGTATAATTTGTTGTCATCTGATGTTACATATTACAATCAAGTGAAAATGCACTTACAATTACTTGATGATATGTTTGCGGGTAATAGAACTATTCGTTTCAATAGAAAAATGAATCGTTTGTATATTGATGTAAATTGGGAAGAAACTTTCTCTGAGGGTGATTATGTGGCAGTTGAGGCTTTTGTGATGGTTGAACCAGAAACATTCACAGAAGTATATAATGATATGTTTTTAAAGAGATATGCCACAGCCCTTATCAAACGTCAATGGGGTACAAACTTAAAGAAGTTCCAAGGTATGCAACTTCCGGGCGGCGTTCAAATGGATGGACAACGTATGTTCGAAGAATCCATGGAAGAAATTCGTCAAATCGAAATAGAAATGCAAAGTCGTTACGAACTTCCTGTTGACTTTATGGTGGGATAATGCCAACCAATTTTTATTTTCAAAGCGGTAACACCTCGGGAGTTACCAATGAACAGCGACTCTTGGAAGATTTAATCATTGAAAGCATCAAGATTTATGGTCATGATGTATACTATCTTCCTCGTTCATCAGGTAATCAAGATAATGTATTGGGAGAAGATGTATTAAGTCGCTTTGATACTGCCATTCCATTAGAAATGTATTTGGCAAACATTCAAGGATGGGACGGCAATGGTGAACTATTCACAAAGTTTGGTATCAATGTAAATGACCAAGCCACATTCGTTGTTTCAAAACGTAGATGGGAAGATAGTGTAGGAGCCAGTCCCCCGGAATTACTACAACTCCCATCTCGTCCCGCTGAAGGAGATTTAATTTATCTCCCGAAAACTAACAGTATGTTTGAAATTAAGTTCGTGCAACACCTTGATCCATTCTATCAATTAGGCAAATTTTACATTTACAGTATGAGTTGTGAATTGTATCAATATAGTTCAGAAGTGTTTTCAACAGGTGTTGCAGAAATTGATGTCACAGTTGACACCATTACACAAGATGCCTATGAATATGAAGTGTTAACTCAAACAGGCGGCAGGTTGTTAACACAAGCAGGATTCTCAATTATCAAACAAGATTTCAAAACAATTGATAATGTACCGTTTTCTGATACAGAATTTTTCGAATCTGAAGGCAGCGACATTCTTGATTTTTCTGAAGTTAATCCATTTGGTGAATACTAATGTTTAATAATCGTCACTTCTATCATCAACATATACGTAAGGCTATTATTGCTTTTGGTACGTTGTTTAATAACATCACATTACGTAGAATAAACGCCGAAGGTGAAGTTGCACAAAGTTTGTTTGTGCCATTAAGTTATGCCCCAAAGCAAAAGTTCATAGACCGTATTCGTGAAGCTCCTGAACTAGAAACAGGTCGTGCAACGTTTCAAATTACATTACCCCGTATGGGATTTGAAATAACAAATTTTAATTATGATGCATCTAGAAAATTAGCTGTTACACAAAATGTTCGTTCAGTTGATACAACAGGTACAACAAATACGGGTGTTCGCTATTCATATATTTCTACCCCATATAACATGGGGATTAGTTTAAGTGTGTTTGCAAAAAATCAAGATGATGGATTACAAATTGTGGAACAAATTCTCCCCTATTTCAATCCTGATTTCAATGTCACAATTAATGAAATTCCTGAACTGGGCGTGAAACGTGACTTACAAATTGTACTGGATAACATCAGTTATCAAGATGAGTGGGAGGGAGGATTTGATAAGCGGTTGAGTGTAATTTGGGATTTGAACTTTACAATTAAAATGAACTTCTTTGGGTATGTGCAAGATGCCAATCTCATCAAGAAAACAATACAAAACATATATACAGATTATGGATTGTTTGAAGGACAACCTCCTACAAATACTCAGGTTGGTAGAAGAATCACAACTACCACAGACCCAGAAAATGCAACACCTATAGATAATTATACATTCGTACAAGAATTTGATGACATTTTTTCGAGTGAAATATGAGCTTTGATAAGTTAGATGAAAAATTTCAAGTTGTTTCAACGACAGTAGACGAGGTGGAAGAAAAGACATCTCCTGTAATAGAAGATGATGCCCAACACGCCCGTGAAACATTGAGAAATTTAATTGATAAGGGGAATGAAGCCATTGACGGTATCTTACATATTGCAAAAAACAGTGACCATCCCCGAGCATATGAAGTTGCAGGACAACTCATTAAGACTGTTTCTGATACTGCCAAGGATTTACTTGAAGTTCAAAAGCGGAAAAAAGAATTGGAAAAAACAGATAAACCAAAAATACAGACACAAAACAATTTGTTCGTTGGTTCAACTCATGAGTTATTGAAAGCCATGAAGAAAGTCAATGAACCCATTACAATACAGGATGTAAATGATTGAAGAAAACAATTCGTACCATGGCAATCCTAACTTAAAACCTGTTGGTCATCAACACCAGTTCACACCAGAAGAAATTCAGGAATTTGTGAAGTGTCAAGAGGATCCAATTTATTTCATTGAGAATTATTGTCACATTGTTACACTTGACCATGGATTACAACTTTTCAAACTGTACGGTTGTCAGAAAACGAAAGTTAATGTTATTCTGAATAATCGTAAAGTGGTACTTATGGAAGGGCGTCAGCAAGGAAAAACTATCACGGCTGCCGCATGTATCCTATGGTATACATTATTTCAAGAGAGTAAAACTGTAGCAATTCTAGCCAATAAAGGTAGTGCTGCGCGTGAAGTATTAGACCGTTATCAAATCATGTATGAACATCTTCCCATCTGGATGCAACAAGGAGTTCGTACTTGGAACAAAGGTAACGTTGAGTTGGAAAATGGAAGTAAGGTGTTTACTGCTGCCACAACAGGATCCGGTATTCGTGGTAAGTCTGTTAACTGGCTGTATATTGACGAAGCTGCCATTATCCCGAACAACATTGCAGAACAATTCTTTGCGTCTGTATATCCGACAATTTCTGCCGGTACAACAACCAAGATTCTGCTAACATCCACCCCATTAGGTTACAACCATTTTTGGAAATTCTGGAACGAAGCTGAAAAGGGTAAAAACGGGTTCGTTCATCACTTTATTCCATATTGGGAAATTCCGGGTCGTGATGAAGCCTGGGCAGAAGAACAAAGAAAGACGTTGGGTGATGTGAAATTCAATCAAGAAGTACTATGTCAGTTTTTGGGTTCTACAAACACGTTGATTAATGGCGCAACACTGGCATATATGAGTAGTATGGATCCTGTGTTTTACAATGAAATGGGGTTGTCCATTTATACTGAACCCAGCAAAGATAGAATGTATGTCATTTGTGTTGACGTTGCCCGAGGTGTGGGAGGAGATTATTCGGCATTCACCATTGTTGATGTCACTGAGATGCCGTATAAACTTGTAGGTAAGTTTAAAAACAATACCATTTCTCCCATGTTGTTCCCAGATGTCATTGTGAAAGCTGCACGAGATTACAATAATGCATATATACTTGTAGAAACAAATGACATTGGCGGACAAATTGCAGACATTCTACATATTGAACATGAATATGAAAATATGCTCTGTACAATACAAGAAAACAAACAAACCTACATTAGTCCAGGATTTGCCAAATCCACAACAATGGGTGTTAGAACCACAAAGTCTGTGAAACGTCAAGGGTGTTTCGCCATCAAATCTCTCCTCGAGGAGAAAAAACTAAATATATTTGACGCCGAAACCATTCATGAATTTTCAACATTCATTGAGAAAAATGGTACATTCGTAGCTGACGAAGGATATCATGATGACTTAGTGATGACGTTAGTACTATTTGGTTGGCTTACCACAAACCAATATTTCCGCGAACTCACAGACATCAACGTTCGTGAGAGAATCTACAAACAACAAATGATGCAAATTGAAGATGAACTGACACCATTTGGTTTCATAGATGACGGCACTTCAGAATCCATATTTGTTGAGAACAATATTGTGTGGTCAACCGATAAATCTTTGCCATGGAACAACATCTACAAGAATTAAAGTATTTTGAAGGTGTGTAAAGTTATAAATATTATAAACCATAGTGTAATCACGCCCTGAAAATACTATTAAGATTTCAATCACTAACAGGAGAATAAAATGGCATTTCAATTATCACCAGGCGTACTTGTAGTCGAAAAAGACCTAACAGGTATCGTTCCTGCTGTTGCCACATCAATAGGTGGCTACGTAGGAGCCTTCCAATGGGGTCCGGTAGAACAAATCACAACCATCAGCAACGAAGCTGAACTCGTCAAAACATTTGCAAAGCCAAACAATACAGTTGCCGCTAGCTGGTTCTCAGCCGCCAACTTCTTGGCATATGGCAACAACTTAAAGGTTGTTCGCTCAGTAGGTAGTAATGCAAAGAATGCTGTAACATCAGGCACAGCAATTCTCATCAAGAACGAAGACCAATGGGAAGCACAATATTCAAACGGCGCCGCATCAGTAGGTGAATGGGCTGCTAAGTTCCCAGGTGTTCTAGGTAACTCATTAAAGGTGTCAGCATGTGACGCTTCAGGCTTCTCAGCATGGACCTATCGCACAGAATTCGACGCAGCACCTGGCACATCAGACTTCCTCGTGAATTTAGGAAACACTGAAGCCGGCGACGAAATGCACATTGTCGTTGTTGACGAAGATGGTTTATGGACAGGCACACCTGGTACTGTACTAGAAAAGTTTGCATTCGTTTCAAAGGGTAGTGACGTTAAGAAGGCTGACGGATCAAATGCATTCTATCGTGATGTACTTCGTGGTTCACGTTACGTATATTGGATGGATCATCCTGCAGGAACAAACTGGGGCAGTGCTGCATCAGCATCAATCGAATATGATGGCTTAGGATCAGACGATTGGTCACTTGCCAATGGTGTTTCTGACGATGCACCATCAACCGGCGCACTTCAAACAGGTTGGGACTTATTTGCCAATGCAGAAATCGTTGATGTAAATCTTCTATTCAACGGTCCTAACGCATTAGCAGTTGGACAATACATGATTCAAACTGCTCAAGCACGTATGGATTGCGTAGGTTTCGTTTCACCTCTCTTAGCATCTGTATTAAATAACGCAGGCAGCGAAGCTGAGGACATCATCACAGACCGTCAAGATACATTAAATGTCAATACATCATATGGTGTTATGGACTCAGGTTGGAAATATCAATACGACAAGTACAATGATTTGTATCGTTGGGTTCCATTGAATGCCGACATTGCAGGTCTCTGTGCACGTACTGACACCATTGCCGATCCTTGGTTCTCACCAGGTGGTTTAAATCGTGGTCAAATCAAGAATGTTGTGAAGTTGGCATATTCACCTGACAAGACTGACCGCGATGAACTATATAAGAATGGCATCAACCCAGTTGTGTCATTCCCAGGCGAAGGTACTGTATTGTTTGGCGACAAGACACTTCTTGCCAAGCCATCAGCTTTCGATAGAATCAACGTTCGTCGTTTGTTCATCGTTCTAGAAAAGGCAATTGCCACAGCAGGCAAGTATCAATTGTTTGAATTCAACGATGCCTTCACACGCGCACAATTCCGTAACTTAGTGGAACCATTCTTGCGCGATGTTCGTGGTCGTCGTGGTATCTTTGACTTCCGCGTAGTTTGCGATGAAACAAATAACACAGGCGAAGTCATTGACCGTAACGAATTCGTAGCTGACATCTTCATCAAGCCAGCTCGTTCAATCAACTTCATGCAATTGAACTTCATCGCCACACGTACTGGTGTGAGCTTTGAAGAAGTCGTAGGCGCCTAAACTAAATAACTTCTAGGAGATAGAAACAAATGGATATTACCCAATTTAGAAACAAGTTAGGCGCAGGTGGTGCTCGTCCAAATCAATTTTTGGTAACACTTACTTGGCCTGCAGCAGTAGGAGTAGCCGCTTCTGATGACTCATTACTTGTCACAGCCGCTGCACTCCCTGCATCAAACGTTAACCCAACAATCGTTCAATATCGTGGTCGTGAAGTAAAGATGGCAGGAGAACGCATCTTTGATCCATGGACAATCACAGTTATCAACGATACATCTTTGAAGATGCGTCAATACTTCGAACGCTGGACAAACTTAATGAACGACCGTGTAAACAACGGTGGTCAATTAACCCCTGCGTTGTATCAATGTGATTTACGTGTACAACAATTGGATAGAAATGATGTTACACTTCGTACATATGAAATTCGTAACGCATTCCCAATTAACGTTTCAGAAATTGCATTAGCATACAGTCAAAATGATGTCATTTCAGAATTCACAGTGACTTTCCAATATTCGCATTTTGACGTAACACCTGTTTAATCTTTGACAAGGTAAAAATATTATGGATATTTTTGGATATAGCATCAAGCGGAAGGAGCCCGCACGAACTGAAATTAGTTTCGTGCCTCCTTCCGACGATGGTGCTCTCGACACTGTCCGGGCAGGTGGGTACTACGGTACCTACCTCGACCTGGATAATGCAGCAAAAAATGAATCAGATTTAATTCAACGCTATCGTGCCATTTCTTTAATGGCGGATGTTGATAGTGCCATTGATGATATCGTCAATGAATCCATTGCCAATATTGAAGATGAGGATCCTATTGAAATTGATTTAGATGATGTAAAGGCTCCAGCATCAATCAAGAAAGCCATCAAGGAAGAATTTGCAAACATCACACAAATTCTTGACTTTAAACATCGAGCACAAGATTATTTTCGTCGCTGGTATGTAGATGGTCGTGTGTATTTTCACAAAGTTGTAGACGTAGCAAAACCCAAACAAGGGTTAACTGATATTCGTTATATTGATCCAAGAAAAATCAAGAAAATCAGAAACGTCATTAAAGAAACTGAAAAAAATACAGGTGTAGAACTTGTACGTAAGGTGGAAGAATTTTTCGTATATAATGAAAAGGGTGTATTAACTACACCTGTGACACAAGCAAGTCCAAGTGCCACACAAGGATTGAAAATAACCAAAGACGCCATTTGTTATGTCCCATCAGGTTTAGTTGATGTAGATAATAACATGGTGTTGAGCTATTTACATAAAGCCATCAAAACAGCAAACCAATTGCGTATGATGGAAAATGCTCTTGTCATCTATCGTTTAGCAAGAGCGCCCGAAAGAAGAATTTTCTATATTGATGTAGGTAACCTTCCCAAGTTGAAGGCTGAACAATACATCAAGGACATCATGAATCGTTATCGCAACAAGTTGGTGTATGATGCCAACACAGGCGAGATTCGTGATGATAAAAAGACTATGAGCTTGTTGGAAGATTTCTGGTTGCCTCGTCGTGAAGGAGGTAAGGGTACTGAAATTGATACTCTACCTGGTGGTCAAAACCTCGGTGAAATTGCCGACATTGAATACTTCCAACGTAAGTTGTATGAAAGTTTATATGTTCCTGTTTCTCGTTTGCAACAACAATCAGGATTGAACTTTGGTCGTGCCGCTGAAATTAATCGTGATGAATTGAAGTTCACAAAATTCATCAATAAATTGCGCCGTCAATTTTCACGTATGTTTGATGACCTGTTGAAAACACAACTTGTGTTAAAAGGTGTCACAACTGAAACTGATTGGGAAGAAATGAAGGAAGATATCAAGTATAAGTTTGCTCAAGATGCCTATTATTCTGAAAGCAAAGACCAAGAATTGTTGCGGGCTCGCGTTGAATTACTATCACAACTTGCAGAATTTGATGGTAAATATATAAGTAAGAGTTACATTCAAAAGCATGTGTTGCGTTTAACTGATGAAGAAATTGCACAAATGAATTCAGAAAACGAAGAAGCTGCTTCAGCAGGAATGGATTACTCTGAACCCCTTGAAGACCCAAATCAGCCCGGCAACATATTACCTAAGGGATCTCCTTTCCCCGCCCCACCGGAGAAGAAAAAGAATGGAACTACATGAGGTTAAGATAGGCGATACCGTTTCTTTCACCCATAAAGGAAAGAAAGTTACAGGTAGAGTAATACATCGTCACGACGGAAATAAGAATTCTGCCCTTGCGGGTCATGTGAATATTCAGCCATCAAATGCAGATTCTAATCCCCATACCATACATGTGTCTAAATTAAAACCTGCTACACAAATAAAAGAGGATATTCAGATGGCAGATATTAACGAACAAATTTTAGATTTAATTGATAACATTGAAGCAGGCAATCATCTAGAAGCCAATAACATCTTCAACGAATTATTACAATCAAAAATTGATGCTTTGCTTGATGCAAAGAAAAATGAAGTTTCTTCATCAATGTTCAACACAGAAGAATGTGCTGAATGTATGGAAGAAGAAAAGAAAATGAAGAAGGAAAAGAAAGAAGATGAGGATGACGATGAAGAAGATGACTACGAAGATGAAGATGAAAGAATGGATGAAGCTTTAATTGGTGGTCAAAAGAAAATTGATGTCAACAAGAATGGTAAATTAGATGCCATGGACTTCAAGATGCTTCGTGCCAAGAAGAAGGGCATGAAGGAAGAAGTGAAATCAACTTCAGAAGCATATTCAGATCCATATGCTGCCAAGAAGGCGGCTGAAATGAAGAAGTCATATAGTAAGACTATGGCAGATGCCAAGAAGGAATATGAAGCTGCCAAGAAGCCAAAGTTTGCCAAGAACTTCATGAAGATGAAGAACGAAGAAGTGAAGCCCATTGATGAATTGAAATCTGCAACGCTCGGTTCGTATATCAAAAAGGCAGCAGATTCATATGCAGGTGAAGCTCAGTCTGGTACATACCAAAAGGTAGACAAGCGAGAAAGAGGAATTGCAAATGCTACAAACAAGCTTGTTAAGCGTGCAAAGGCTAATGAAGAAGTGGAATCCATTGATGAAATTTCTTCTGAAACTTTGAAGTCGTATCAACGAAAGTCCATGGATCAAGGCACCAGAGTGTTGAAGAAGCAAGAAGCACCTTTGTCAGCAAAAAAATTTGCCAAGCGCGTGAAGGGTATGGCCCGTTCCTCACAAATATTAGACAAGCGTGAACCTCCCAAAAAACTTTATAGAGGTGACAACAAGGGTGGATATCCAAAACAATGGGATGAAAGTACAAAGTTCACCGTTGAAAAGGATTAATCATGGCAAAGATGAGCGAAAAGGATATGGCTCAACGAGAAAAGATTGTGAAGTCCATGAAGAAAAACTTCAAAGATTTTCGCAAACGTTACGGTGCCAATGCAAAAAATGTAATGTATGCCACAGCCACTAAAATGGCAATGAAGGAAGAAACATCCGAAGAAAGAGGTGAATATGATTATGAAGGTGATATGGCAAAATCTTCATTGAAAACAATTATTCGTAATGCACAAGAAATGCATGATATGTTATCTGAAGATACCAATCTTCCTGAATGGGTTCAAGGCAAAATTACCTTAGCAGAAGATTATATTGTATCGGCTGCACAATATATGCAATCAGAATCGGAGTAACAAATGGCCATATCAATACTTAAAAAGACACCCATACATGTTGTAGTTGCCATTACAGGCGCAAATGCATCTGAAACCATTGATTTAGAAACAACACTAGAAACTACAACACAGAATGCCGCAACACCTAAGGCAAATATTAGTGGCATCTATTGGTCAATACCTTCAGGTAACGGAACCGTTTCAAGAAATTCTGTACAACTTTGGGCTATGACAGGTGCACGTGATTTTCAATTTCACGGATTTTCTGATAACAGAGAAAATGGTAGTAACATAGTTGTGACATTACCCGCAGGTGGTGGTACCATTATTCTTGAAATCATGAAGGTCTCAGGATATGGTGATACACAACATCTTAATCAATCAATAGGAGCATAATCATGAGACTCATTGCTGAAATAGTTGAAGATGTTCAAATCATCAACGAAGAAAATTCAAAAAATCTTTTCATTGAAGGTGTGTTTCTTCAAAGTGAAATTGCCAATAAAAATTCACGTATCTATCCCAAGACAGTTATGGAACGCGAAGTAAAGCGTTACATGAAGGAATATGTCGAAGCCAATCGCGCATTTGGTGAACTGGGACATCCTGAAGGTCCAACCATCAATCTTGACCGTGTCTCTCACATGATTGTGTCATTGAAGGAAGATGGAAACAATTATGTTGGTCGTGCAAAAATCATGAACACCCCAATGGGTAATATTGCACGTAACATCATTGAAGGTGGTGGTAAGTTGGGTGTGTCGTCACGCGGATTGGGTTCATTAAAAACCACTTCAGAAGGTATCAACGAAGTTCAAGATGATTTCTATCTTGCAACGGCGGCTGACATTGTGGCTGACCCTTCGGCACCTGATGCTTTCGTACAAGGGATTATGGAAAATAAGGATTGGATGTTTGTAAATGGTTCATGGACATATCAAAATATGGATGAAACTAAGAAGCTGATTGAAAAGACCAATCAACGTCAATTGCAAGAAATGAAGATTCGTGCCTTTGAAACCTTCTTAAATGCCATTTCAAAGAAATAAACTCGTATAAATAATATAAAGTTTTTGAAACAACTACAGGAGATACTAAATGTCAGTAGAAAACAAGATTCGAGAAATGATGGCTAAAAAGCTCGATGAAGCCTTCCCAGGAATGGGTAAGAATTTGGAAACTAAGGCTCCAGCTCAAGGCTCATCACAAACACCAGAAGTTCAAATGATGCACAAGGGCGGTGGCGCAGAAAAGCCATCAAACCCTGTAAATCAATTACAAGCAGGCGCAGGCCCCAAAGAAGCTGCTCCCATGAAGCAAGGTTCATCACAAGATGCTTCAATTGATTTAGAAACTGATGAAAAGAATCAAGGTAAGGCACAAGCATCAAAGAAGGCTAAGATGCCTACTGTTTCACATCAAGGTGCAGGCGCTGCCACTAACTACACAACAGTAGCAGATCCATCATCTGTCATCAACCAAGCATCTTCAAAGGGCAATGTTCACCAAGAAGAAGCTGAAGTAGAAGGCGAAGAAGTCATTTCAGAAGAAGAATACAATGCTCTTTCAGAAGAAGAAAAGGCACAATATTCATTAGTAGAAGAAGGCCCAGAAGAAACTGAAGAAGAAGATGAAACAGCACTTGCCGAAGCCATGGAAAACATGAAGGCTGAATTGGCAAAGGATGTTGAAAATCTTTTTGCATCAGAAGTTGACTTGTCAGAAGAATTCAAGACAAAGGCAGCTTCATTATTCGAAGCCGTCGTAACTGCTCGCGTTGCTCACGAAGTAGAAAAGATGCAAGATGCGCTTGCTGAACAAGCAGCACACACCGTCGTGAACATCCACGAAGAAATGGTTTCAAAGATTGATGCCTATCTCTCATATGTTGCTGAACAATGGTTGGCAAACAATGAAGTTGCAATTGAAACAGGACTTCGTGCAGAAGTCACTGAAGATTTCATTGCAGGCTTGAAGGTGTTGTTCAAGGAACACTACATTGAAGTTCCTGAAGAAAAGTACGATGTTTTAGGCGACATGCAAAATCAAATTGATACATTAACTGCACAAGTTAACGAATCATTGGCAAAGGCAGTTGAACTTAATACAGAGTTGAACGAAGCAAAGCGTGAAGTTGTATTCTCAAAGGCAACAAGTGACTTAGCACAAACTGAAGCTGAAAAACTTCGCGGCTTGATTGAAGAAGTTGAATTTGAAAATGAAGAATTATTTGAACAAAAGATTTCAGTTATTAAAAATAACTACTTCCCCAAGTCAACTGTTTCTTCACCCATCACAGAAGAAGTGGTAGAAACACAAGAAGTATCAGGTACGGTTGCTAAATATGCAGAAATGCTTTCACGCAACACATTTGGAAAATAAAGCTAGTATAAATAATAGTAACGTTTAACAGTAAACAAAAACTCAGGAGAACGTAAATGTTTTTATCAGAATCATTACAAAAGAAGTGGGCTCCAGTTCTAGAACACGGATCCCTACCAGCCATCAAAGACAACTACAAGAAGGCTGTTACTGCCGTTATTCTTGAAAACCAAGAAAAGGCATTGCGCGAAGAAAAGCAAGCATTGTTCGAAGCTGTTCCAGTTAACAACATTGCTGGCTCAGGATCAACCGAAATTGACCGTTACGACCCAATCTTAATTTCATTGGTTCGTCGTTCACTTCCAAACTTGATGGCCTATGACGTAGCCGGCGTACAACCAATGACTGGTCCAACTGGCCTCATCTTCGCCATGAAGTCACGTTATTCAACCCAAGATGGTGCAGAAGCATTATTCAATGAAGCTGATACCGACTTCTCAGGCACAGGCACACACGAAGGTACAAACCCAGTTGATGGCACATACACATACGGCACAGGCTTAACAACAGCAGCAGCTGAAGCTCTAGGCACAGGCGGTATGGCTGGTGACTTCAACGAAATGGCTTTCAGTATCGAAAAGACAACTGTAACAGCCAAGTCACGTGCATTGAAGGCCGAATACACAGTTGAATTAGCACAAGACTTGAAGGCAATTCACGGTCTTGATGCAGAAAGTGAATTATCAAACATTCTTTCACAAGAAATTCTTGCTGAAATGAACCGTGAAGTAATTCGTACTATCTACAAGGTTGCTAAGCCAGGTGCTGCTTCAACAGCAACAGCAGGTACATTCGACCTTGACGTTGACTCAAACGGTCGTTGGTCAGTAGAACGCTTCAAGGGCTTGATGTTCCAAATCGAACGCGATGCAAACGTAATCGCACAAGAAACTCGTCGTGGACGCGGTAACTTCATCGTCTGTTCATCAGACGTTGCAGCAGCTCTTGCCATGACAGGTAAGTTGGATTACACACCTGCTCTTTCAGGCAACGACGGCATCTCAATGGATGACACAGGCAACACATTCGCAGGTACATTGAATGGTCGCTTCAAGGTGTTCATTGATCCATACTCAGCCAACACAAACTCAGCTTCACAATTCGTAGTAGTTGGTTATAAGGGTTCAAATGCATATGACGCAGGTATCTTCTACTGCCCATACGTTCCATTACAAATGGTACGTGCCATTGACCCATCTTCATTCCAACCCAAGATTGGATTCAAGACACGTTACGGCATGATTGCAAATCCATTCGTAACACAAGCCAACGGTACAACTGACGGCGATACATTCACCGCTAACCGTAATCACTACTATCGTCGCTTGAAGGTCACAAACCTTCTATAATCGAAGTAGCAGATGAAACAGGAAAGGGAGAGGCTGAAAAGTCTCTCCCAATCCTTTTGCTATATACTTGTATACTTTCTCAGGAGTAGGGAGTATATAGCTGTTTTATAGTATCATAAATAGTATTATCAATTCATCCCAGACATAGTGAGTTTAACACTCTGTCAAGTGCCAGTCAAGAGAGATAGGTGAAACATGTCAACCGAAATCACAGAAGCAAAATGGACTAATCGTCAACCTGAGGAACTAGATTTTCTACGTCCCAATGGCTTTCGTTTCATGATTCAAAGTCTGCCGAAAGTAACATACTTTTGTCAGGCAGCAAACATCCCGTCCATGAATTTAGGTGTAGCAAAACAACCCACACCATTGATTGATATCCCAAAGCCAGGTGAAAAACTTGACTTCGGTGAACTCACCATTCGTTTCATGATTCAGGAAGACATGGCAAATTACATTGAATTGTACAACTGGATGATTGCTTTAGGTTTCCCAGAGAACCATAAACAATTTCAAAAGAGATTCGCGGATCAAGCATTCCGAACACCTGAAATCAATAACCAAGATGTGGGTACACAACGTAGAACTGACCTACCGGAATATAGTGATGCCACATTAATGGTATTGAATTCCAGTGACCTCCCAATCGTTCGGTTAAACTTCATAGATTGTTTCCCCATCTCGTTATCTGGATTGGATTTCGATGTATCAACAGGAAACACACAATACTTTGTAGGCAACGCCGTCTTTAAATATCGCATGTTCACGGTGGAGTCTTTATTGACTACTTGACAAATGTAGTTGTACTGTGTATGTTACATGATGTATTAACAAGTGAGGTGGTATGAAGTTACAAGAAATACAGGACATGTGGACAGAAGATTGTAAAATTGACCAAACTAATTTAGGGCGTAGTGCCGCCCGTGTTCCTGAACTTCACGCAAAATATCTCAACATGATGTCATCAGTCCGCCTTCAATATCGTAAGGCTGAGGCTGAATACCTTCGTATCCGAAAGTTGAAAGGTAGATATTATCGTGGCGAACTCTCAAAAGAAGAACTTAGTGAATTGGGCTGGGAACAATATCTCAATGCGCGTCCATTAAAAAATGAAATGGATGATGTCATGAATACTGACGATGATGTTATCCGCATGACGGATAAGTTGGAATATTTAAAAACTGTCATGTACCAATTGGAACAAATCATTAAAAGCATCAATAGTAGAACATGGGACATCAAGTCTGCTATTGAATGGTATAAGTTTACGAATGGTGGATTATGAGTGATGTTACCATTAGCAAGAAAGATGAGGTTTATCTTCATGTAGATGCCGATGCATCCATTCTACTTGAAATGAATGACTTCTTCACGTTTGCAGTTCCGGGTGCTCAATTCACACCCCAATATCGTGCAAAACTTTGGGACGGAAAAATTCGTCTACTAAGTTTGTTCACAAAGGAGTTATATGTAGGTCTTGCTCCTTATGTAAAAGAATTTTGTAAGTCAAACAATTATACACTTACAAATCATTTACCTTCATATGCCGAAGATGTTGAACAAGCAAAACAATTCATTGCATCATTGAATTACCATTCAAATGGTAAGCCCGTTGATATTCGTGATTATCAAGAAGATGCTGTACTAGAATCCATTCATCGTGGACGAACACTTCTTCTTTCTCCTACTGCGTCAGGCAAAAGTTTAATCATTTATTCTTTGGTTCGTTGGCATCAGACCCAAGGGCGCCGACAACTTATCATCGTTCCCACAACTTCTTTAGTCGAGCAATTGTATGGTGACTTTGCTGATTATGCTACAGCGTCGGATTGGAAAGTATCTGAAAACTGCACCCGCATTTATTCAGGTAAAGAAAAAGTTACAAACGTTCCTATTGTAATCTCCACGTGGCAGAGCATCTACAAGATGCCGAAAAGTTATTTTGAAAATTTTGATGTGGTATATGGTGATGAGTGCCATTTGTTTAAAGCCAAATCATTATCATCAATTCTACACAAATGCACCAAGGCACCTTTTAAGATAGGTACAACAGGAACATTGGATGGCACCAAGACACATCGTTTAGTATTAGAAGGATTGTTTGGTGCTGTTCATAAAGTAACAACCACAAAGAAGTTAATGGATACACAACAGCTTGCTGATTTAAAGATTCGTTGCTTACAGTTGGATTACAGTGATGAAGAAAAACAGTTGTGTAAGAAGTTCACCTATCAACAAGAATTAGATTGGTTAGTCACACACCCCAAGAGAAATAAATTTATACAAAATTTAGTGCTTGACCAAAAAGGAAATACTCTAGTATTATTCCAATATGTTGAAAAACATGGTGAAGTATTGTTTGATATGCTCTCTGAAAAAGTTGAAAAGGGACGAGAGTTATTCTTTGTACACGGTGGAGTTGAAACTAAAGATAGAGAAGCAGTTCGTGCCATTACAGAAAAATCTGAGAATGCCATTATTCTTGCGTCATATGGAACATTCTCTACGGGGATAAATATTAGAAATCTCCACAACATTGTATTTGCTTCGCCCTCGAAATCTCGTATCAGAAATTTACAAAGTATTGGTCGCGGTCTTCGATTGGGAGAACAAAAAACAAGTTGTAAGTTGTATGATATTGGAGATAACCTCTCATGGAAAACACATAAAAATTATACCCTACTTCATTTAATTGAACGTGTAAAAATTTACAATGAAGAAGGATTCAATTATAAACTATTAACAATACCCTTACATGCATAGTTACAACAAGTATAATGAGGGAACGTATTATAAGATTGTGAAATTGAAAACAGGAGAAACTATACTCTGTACCATGAATCATGATGTTCGGTCGTTGGCATCTGAAACACATTTACAAATGAATGTTCCTGTACAGGTTATCCCTCACCAAGAAACACGACGCAATGGTCAAGTGATAGGCGAAAGTTTTGTTTTGCGTCCATGGATTGGATTAAGTGATAGTGATGAATTTACAATTAGTACTGACATTGTATTAACCATAGGAAGTTTAAAGAAAGAGGTACGTCAACAATATGTCAACTATATTGAACATACCATTGAAACACAAAAGCGCCAAGAAGAACAAATAGAACGTGAAGAAGCAGCAGAAAATTTATTACGTGAAATTACACCCGGTGAGTTATATTTTGTTGATGAACCTTTGAATATGGAAAATAACCATGACGAAAACCAAGAGTAAAACAAACAATCATTACATAGATAATAAAAAGTTTCTACAAGCCTTAATAGATTATAAAGTAGAGGTACGTGAAGCAGAACAGAACAAAGAGGAACGTCCACAAGTTCCAGAATACATAGGCGACTGCTTCATTAAAATTGCCAATCATTTAGCCTATAAAAATAATTTCATTAATTACAGTTTCCGTGAGGATATGATTTTAGATGCCATTGAAAATTGTCTCACATATATGGACAACTTCGATCCCGCGAAATCAAGCAATCCCTTTGCCTACTTCACACAAATTACCTATTATGCCTTTGTGCGAAGAATTCAAAAAGAGAAGAAGCATCTACAAACCAAATATAAGTATATTGCTTCGTTAGATGTGGATAACATCATTCGTCAAGCTCATGACGAAGGCACACATACAAATGAGTTCATTCGGTACTTGCAAAAGCAAGCTGATGCCGCCAACCAAGAATTAAGTGCCGACAAAGAAACGAAAAAGATTACACGTAAACCAAAATATCTACAGGCACTTGATGACGATGTGGTGATTATTGAATCTGAGTATATTGATGTGGAAGAAGTGGATGAATATGATGAGTGAAACTTGACAAATACCTAAATAGTCTGTAGATTGTTATATAACTTTGTGATTGGAGTGTGATATGCGTATTCGTTACTCAGAAATTTTTTATTCATTTCAAGGTGAAGCTGAATTGGCAGGAACGCCTGCCGTTTGGTTACGTTTCTTTGGTTGTAATTTAAATTGTAGTGGATTCGGACAAAAGAATCCCACAGACCCATCTACATATGAATTACCATTCGAAACATTCGATGTGGATTCTGTGAAGCATGTCAATGACCTTCCCGTGTGGAAGTTTGGGTGTGACTCATCCTATTCTTGGTCACAACGTTTCAAGCATCTAGCGCACGATGCATCTCCCGAAGAAATTGCTGACCGTTTAGTTGAAGCCAACAAGAGCGAGCATAACCCACAAGGATTGTTCATTCATCCTGTAACACAACAACCCATCATGCTATGCTTCACGGGCGGCGAACCCATGATGCAACAAAAGGCAATGATGGAAATTCTTCGTGTGTTGCGTGACAGAAATAATGCACCACAACTTGTCACGGTGGAAACAAATGCCACACGCCCCTTGTCAGAAGAATTAAGAAAATTCATGTCATTTGAATTCCCATTCATGGGAAATGGTAAGGCGCGTTGGCATTGGTCAATGAGTCCAAAATTGTTCACGGTATCAGGTGAAGATAATGTGGTGAGTGCAGAACACATTCATGAATATTCACTTGCCAATGCTACATCCATTTTGAAATTTGTGTGTAACGGGACAAAAGAAAATTGGGATGAACTTGACAATCACCTAAATAGAATTAGATTACTATGTGGGAGATACATGCCAGACGTATGGGTGATGCCTGTCGGCGCCACAAAGGATGCTCAAGAGGATCCGTATATTGGTGATTTGTGTATCGAAGCAATGAATCGTGGTTATAAAGTTGCCACACGAAATCATTGTTATGTCTTTGGCAACGTCATTGGGAGATAATATGAAGTCACAACATCGTTTTAACGCATCAGCTATTCGTTCTGCCATGGGCAAGACTGATCCTGAATTGGGATTACAGGTACATAAGCATCTTGTTGCTCAGGGTGTAGAGACACCTTTCATGCAGACGGAAGAATATAGTGACAAGAAGATTAAGAAGATTGAAAAACATTTCACTGAAATCATGACAACTCTAGGTATGGATTTGACTGATGACAGTCTCCAAGATAGTCCTAAGCGTGTTGCCAAGATGTTTGTGAATGAACTATTTTGGGGATTAGATTATGCAGCATTTCCGAAGTGTACTGCCATTGAGAATAAGATGGGGTATGATGAGATGGTTCTTGAAAAGAACATCACGGTGACTTCGGCATGTGAACATCACTTTGTCACTATTTCAGGTGTGGCACATGTTGCCTACATCCCGAAAAATAAGGTGTTGGGGTTGAGCAAGTTGAATCGTGTTGTTGAATATTTCTCACGCCGTCCTCAGGTTCAAGAGCGCCTTGCAGAACAAATTTATCATGCTCTGTCATTCATCCTTGACACGCCTGATGTAGCGGTTGTTATTGACGCCGAACATTTCTGTGTAAAGGCACGAGGTGTTGAGGATCCACATTCCAATACAATCACATCGAAGTTGGGTGGCGGATTCAAGGAGAATCCTGCCCTTCGTTCAGAATTCATGCATCTCATCAAGTAATATCATGTCAAGTGATATCAATGTAATGATTGACTTGGAAACCATGAGTACCGAGTCAAACGCAGCAATCGCCTCTATTGGTGCGGTAAAATTTTCTATCGAAGCAGGTGTGATAGATACATTTTACTGCACGGTAGATGTGGCTGACTGTAAATTACAGGGATTACACATTTCTGCTGATACTGTGAAATGGTGGAGTAAGCAACCCAAGGAAGTATTAGAAATGCTTCGTGAAAATAATGTATCTCTGCGCGAAGCTCTTACAAAGTTTTCTCAATGGTATGGAACAGTACAATATCCTACATGGGGTTGTGGTTCTGATTTTGATAATGTCATTATGGAAAATGCCTATAAGGCAGTAAGTATGGTACGTCCTTGGAACGCCTGGAGAAACAGGTGCTATCGCACAATACGCGAAGTAATTAAATTACCAGAAGCTGAACGAACAGGCACATATCACAATGCACTTGATGATGCGTTACATCAGACACATCATCTACTTAAAATCTTTGGGAGCTAATAATGTTTGAATATGTTGCTTCTGGGTTATCCTTTCTGCGTTGCAACTTTAAGGATACACATACAGGATATCTATTGGGTGAATTGAATAAAATGTGGGGACATATTCGTGGTAAATATGACCACGAATTTTCATTCCTGTATAACGCCTATATTGAAAAGCATTTCGGTGAGGTGTTTTATGGTGCCTATCGTGGTAAAGGTATTAATCAGGTGTATGCCGACTCGGGCGGTCTACAAATTGTCACACAAGGATTGACCATCACGCCGGCATTAAAACAGAAGGTGTACGAGAGTCAAGCCATGTACTCTGATTGCGCCATGAGTTTTGATGAAATTCCTGTGAGCATTATTGGCACAAAGGCGGTACGTTCAGATATTAACAGTAAATATTTTGATAGAAATAAATTTGAATGGTGTGCGCGTGAATCAGGCAGAAATGTGAAGAACCAAATTGACACATTCATCGCCATGAAATCTGATGCCAAGCCCATGTTCATTGTACAAGGCGGTGACCTTGACACATACATCAAATGGTGTGAGTTGGCACTGGAAGAAATTCCTAAGGAATATCATGAACGCATTGGCGGTGTCGCCATGGGTTCAGGTGGTATCGGTAACGGGATGTTTGAAGATTGTAAGCGAGCATTTTATTACACACAAACACCCTTGTTTGAAATGAACAATCATCTCCATTTGTTAGGTATTGGTGCAGTATCACGTATGGTACCTACATTGGCAATGATTGAAAGTGGCTTATACACAAACAAACATATTAGTTATGATAGTACGACCCATACATCGGGTGTACAAATGGGAAGATACTATGGTCCTGATTTCTCTTGGATTACTCCCGGCAAACACTTCATCAATGAAAATGGTCCTCAGTATTCCATTATCAATGCCGACATCAAGAAAAATGTTCCGTTCTATGATGTAACAGATGAAGTATTCCATGAGGTCATGAACATCAGTGTTCGAAAGTATCAGGCAAAAACAAATGATCCTAATCCGCCCATTCTTGCATTTAACGCATACTTCACTTCATCAGTCATTAACTTTCTACGTCACTTAGATACCATGAGAAAGGATTTTTCACAGATTCATACATTGATGAGTGACGATGAATACAATGCCATGATGGCGTTTAGTCGAGTTAAAAACAGAGTGGATTTTGAAAAGTGGGAAAATGAAATGGGACGATATCTCCCAAGTCAAGCTGTTCGTGATGGCATACCTGCAACATTACCTGAGGACTTTTAATCATGATAAAGCGTTACATTGAAGTGACATTTCAGAAAGAAGGTATTCACAAATATCCCGCAGCATTGACTGACCCGAAATTGAAAGATGTAGAATTTTTAGGATATCCTCATAGACACATGTTTCATTTCCGTGTTCGTGTATCGGTGACACATAATGACCGAGACATTGAATTCATCTTATTCAAGCGTGAACTTGAACATCTATATCAAGGCACGTTGCATGTTGATTATAAGAGCTGTGAAATGTTGGCAGAAGATTTAATAGAGTACATTACTAATGTTTATCCGGGCAGAGAAGTTGAAGTAGGTGTGAGTGAAGATGGTGAGAACGGTGCAATCATTCAATATCAACCAATGGGGAGTTTGACATGAAGATTTTCTATATGGGATTGGAATCATATGAATCACGATATACATTGCAACTAACTAAGTGGGCAACTACCACTATGGATCGTCGTGGTGTTGAATATGTGATTGTTCCCGGCAAGACCATTGATAACAGTCAGGCAATTTCTGTGGGACAGGTTCTTGATGCACATGGAAGAAGTTATTTCGCTATGTCACAAATGATGAATCTTGTGCAGATGATGAAAGATGGGACAGTCACCGGTGAAGATGCCATCTTTTTTGAAGATATGTTTCAACCCGGCATTGAATCGCTTCCTTACATCATGAATCAAATCCCTGAAAAGGATCGACCGAAGGTGTGGGTACGTTGTCTTGCACAAAGCATTGATCCTGATGACTTTGTTCATGTGTGGGGTATGGCACCTTGGATGAGTAAGTATGAACACATGGTGAATGATTTTGTTACGGGTGTTCTTGCGTCAAATGAAGAAATGGTGGCACATATGAAGATTGCAGGTTGGACAGCACCTCTCTACAACATTTCAGGCTTGACGTTTGACCGTGATGAGGTGAGAAGTCGAGTATCGCATATTCCAGAATTCTCATCTAGAAAGATGCGTGTTGTATTTGCTGCTCGGTTTGACCAAGAAAAGCAACCCAACTTCTTCATGGATATTGCTGAACAAGTTGCAGAAACATATAACATTGAATTTGCCATAGTATCGGGCGGTCCATTACGGAGTAACAATCCGGTATATTTGGAACGTGCTCGTAAATTAGAAAAGAGTGGTCTTTTAAAGATTTATGATAATCTTTCTAAGAATGAGTATTATGAGATTGTTGCCAATAGTCGTGTATTGTTTAATTGTGCATTACAAGATTGGGTAAGTAACACGGTGTCTGAGGCAGATGCACTTGAATGTAATGTGTTGTATCCTGCCTATCGGTCATTCCCAGAAACGTTTGCCAATGATGCTGAACGTTTATATGTACCTTGGTCACAACAAGATGCCATTAACAAGTTGTTCAGGCACTTGAATGAACCTCATAGAAACATGGGAAAGATTTCAGCTTGGACATCACAGACAATGGATAGAATTCTAGATGTGATGTTGGGTCAAGGTGAAGCATGGCGCCGGGATGATAATCGTTATCGTGACTACACTTCTACAAACAAATACTGAGGAGATGACAATGAAATTCTATTCAACGAAAACATTTGGTAATGAGCGTGGTTTGAGCTGTGCATTTCGTCAATGGCGAGCAAAATCACATTGCAATCAAATTCATGGTTATAGTTTAGGATTTCGTTTCATCTTTGAGGCAGATGTCCTAGATGAAAGAAACTGGGTATATGACTTTGGTGATACCAAGTGGATTAAGGAATACTTAGATGTTGCCTTTGACCACACAACGGCAGTTGCCAAGGATGATCCTTTGCTTCCCTTGTTCAAACAAATGGATAAGGAAGGCGGATGCACATTGCGTATTTTTGATAGTGTTGGATGTGAAGCATTTGCTCATATGGTATATGTTGACATTGCCCCCGGTGTTGTACACAAGACGAACGGGCGAGTTCGCCTTAAGAGTGTGGAAGTATTTGAACATGGGAGCAACTCTGCCCTGTACGAGGGATAAATGAAAGTTGCCATAATCACAGATACACATTTTGGTGCGCGAAATGATTCACAACATTTCGACGCCTATTTCCGAAAATTTTATGATGAAGTATTTTTCCCATATCTAGATGAAACGGGAATCAAAACTCTCTTGCATTTAGGGGATGTATTCGATAGAAGAAAGTACATCAACTTCAATACACTACGTTCATGTAAGGAATATTTTTTCGAGCAACTAAAGATACGTGGTATTGACATGAAGGTGATTCCTGGCAATCATGATACATATTATAAGAATACAAATGAAGTGAATAGTTTAGATTTATTGTTACGGGAATATCATAACATTGAAATCATTGAAGACCCAACCATCACACAATTAGATGGTCGCACAGTATCTTTTATTCCTTGGATGTGTGCAGAGAACTATGATGCCTGTATGAAAGTCATTCAACAACCTGCTGAGTTATGTTTTGGGCATTTTGAAATTGCCGGATTTGATATGTTTCGTGGGGCAAAGAATGATGGAGGTATGGATAGACAGGTTCTGAAAAACTATTCAATGGTACTCACAGGACATTTCCATCATCGTAGCACTGATGACAATGTATATTACTTAGGAAGTCCCTATGGGTTCACATGGAGTGACTATGATGATAAACGAGGATTCCATGTATTGGATTTAGATACATTGGACCTACAATTAATAGAAAATCCATTTGAAATTTTTCATAAGATTTATTATGATGACCGCGAGAAAACCATTGATGCATCCAAGTATGCAAAGGCATGTGTGAAATTGATTGTTGTCCATAAAAATGATTATCAAAAATTTGACAAACTGCTTGATGCGTTGTATATTAATGAAGTGATTGAATTAACTATCCACGAAGATTTTTCAGAATTTGAGTCTGAGGCATTGGATAGTGAGACGGTGAATATTGAAGATACAATGACACTTCTTTCTGAATATGTTGATTCCGTTGAATCAGCCAAAGACAAGAATAAATTGAAAACGTTGCTGAAAACCTTATACGTTGAGGCACAGAATCTTGAACTATGATACATTTTAAAACCGTTCGATGGAAAAACTTTCTCTCAACAGGGAATGCATTTACTGAAATAGAACTTAATAGACGCCCCACAACTCTTGTTGTGGGTGAGAATGGTAGTGGCAAAAGTACGATGCTTGATGCCATTTGTTTTGCTTTGTTTGGTAAACCTTATCGTAACATTAATAAGCCACAACTTGTCAACACCATTAATGGCAAGCATTGTTTGGTTGAGATTGAATTTTCTATTGGCGGGAAAAACTATAAAATCAATCGAGGTATCAAGCCTGGTATTTTTGAAATCTGGGTGAATGGTACACTTCTCAATCAAGATGCTGCATCACGGGACTATCAGAAATATCTTGAAGATAACATTTTGAAATTGAATTTTAAATCATTCACACAAATTGTTATTCTGGGTTCAGCATCATTTACTCCCTTCATGCAATTGCCCGCGGCATCTCGGCGTGAGGTGATTGAAGATATTTTGGATATCAAGATATTCACATCCATGAATATTGTGTTGAAGGATAAAATCACAGAGTTGAAGAATAAATTACATGATGTCGAAGGAAAAATTTCTGTGGCGAAGTCAAAGGCTGAAATTCAACAAGAGTATATCAAAACGTTGGAACAAGACCGTGATGCACGAATAGAAGAATTGAACGCTAAGATTCAGGAGGCACTACATGAAATTTCTGAAAAACGTATTTTATGCGATGGTATTGATGCTCGAAGAAATGATTATCTTAATAGCATTGGGGACCTATCTAGTATCACAGAAAATCTCCGAGAAGCTGTTCAACAAATCAATGAATATGAAGTAGGTTCAACAAAACTGGAAAAAGAAATTTCATTCTATCATAACAATGATACATGCCCCAAGTGTAAGCAGGGTATCGGACATGATTTCAAGAATGAAGTAATTCAAGAACATCAAGGCGAACTCTCACAGATTCATGCACACATCAATGCCATTGAGAACACTAAGAAGGAGTTGGAAGTTCGCTTAAAAGAAATTGGTAACGTCAATAAAGAAATTTCAAAGCTCACTGATGAAGTGAACACCATTAAGAATGAAATTAATTCAAGTGAACGATTCATTCAACGTCTAGAGTTGGAAAAGGCGGATGTCTCACAGAAAGTTGGAAACATTGAAGTAGAAAAAATGAAGTTGAAAGATTTGGCAAAAGACACCATGGCGATTGTCAAAGACCGATTAGAACTCAATGAACAATCTGATTATTATGACATCGCCTCAGTCTTATTGAAAGACTCAGGTATTAAAACAAAAATTATTCGTCAATATTTACCTGCGATAAATAAACTTGTGAATAAGTTCTTAACGTCTATGGACTTCTTCGTACAGTTTACTTTAGATGAGAAATTTGATGAAGTTATTAAATCGCGCTATCGGGATGATTTTAGTTATGAAAGCTTTAGTGAAGGCGAGAAACAAAGAATTGACTTGGCGCTTCTTTTTACGTGGCGTACAATCGCCAAGCTCAAGAATTCTGCTAGTACTAATCTCCTTATTCTTGATGAAGTATTTGATAGCAGTTTAGATACAACTGCAACCGAATATGTCATGCAACTATTAAACACGTTGGGTGATGGGACAAATGTATGGGTCATCTCTCATAAAGGCGACCAATTGTTTGATAAGTTCACGCATGTCGTGAAATTTACAAAGAAACAAAACTTTTCTGTTATTGTATAACGAGGACCTATGACTTTGAAACTTGAAGATTTGCAATTAATTCATTTTGCTGACCCACGTATGACCACAAAGCCCCCTGAGTTTGATTTCCAGAAGGATGGCGATATTGCAGAGGAGTTGGCAACGATACTCCATAAGCGAATGTTACAGTTGGGAGGATTAGGATTATCAGCCAATCAAGTGGGCTTACCTTATCGTGTGTTTGTTTTTGGTAATGCCGAACAGCGATATGCCTTATTCAATCCCATTGTGATTGGTGTAAGTAGAGAACAGACCACAATGGAAGAAGGATGTCTGTCATTCCCAGGATTCATGCTGACATTACAGCGCCCATCTGAAGTTACCGTGGAATATCAAGATGTGTCTGGTACAACTCAACGCATGTCATTTAAGAATATTGCTGCCCGTGTGGTGTTACATGAATATGACCACATGGAAGGATTAAACTTCACACATCATGCATCAAACTTTAAGTTGCGTTGGGAACTAAATAAATTAAAGAAAAAGAACAAGAAACTTCAACGCAGGATGAAACATGGCAAGTAATGATTTTGATTTTGGCTTTACATTCACAGACGATGAATTTTCTTCATCCTCCACATCGTCAGGCACACCTCAACCTGCCATTGTTGACCCAGAATTTAAAGATGAACTTTTTCTAAAGATTCAAAAATTAGAGCAACAAATTGAAGCTCTAACTGAAGGTGATACAAATGATTTGATTGAACAGCATAAACAATTACTAACAAAAGAAATACGTGGCAAGTTACAAGAAGTTGAACAATTGATCCTCCCGCTTCTTTACAATCTGCAAAAGAATCCTGACAAGGAATATATTCATTGGCCGAATCGTAAAGACATTATTCAAAAACAAATTGAACGTATTCAACAGGTGACGAGACATTATGGACAAGACTGAAATTATGGCAGGTAATAACATTACCGCTTTTACCGACCGCCCTATCTCAAAGGTGCACAAATTCTATTTGTCGGGAGATATTAAATCACCCGCTGAATATGTACAATGGTTTGAAACCATTAGAAATTCAAGTGAGAACGATGTGATTGTAGTTCACATTAATAGTTATGGTGGCGACTTATTTACGGCAATTCAATTTATGCGTGTATTTGCTGAATCAAAGGCAAATGTTGTGGCATCAGTTGAAGGTGCATGTATGAGTGCTGCTACAATCATTTTCCTTTCTGCCAAGCATTGGGAGATTAGTAATCATTCCATGTTCATGTTTCATAACTATACCAGCGCAACCATTGGCAAGGGCGGCGAAATGTATGACAACATAATTCATGAACGCAAGTGGAGTGAAAAACTTTGGCAGGATATCTACAGTGGGTTTTTAACAGCAAATGAAATTAAATCAATTCTTGATAGCAAAGATATTTGGATGTCAGGTGAAGAGGTTTCGAAGCGGTTACAAGAAAAATTTGCACCGAAATCTCTGAGAACGCCTAAGAAAACCCCTAAAAAAGTCACGAAAACAGTAAAAACCAAGAAGAAATAAGTCTCGTAAGTGCTTATTTTTCAATAACTTACGTCAGGGCTTGACAAACGGCTTATCGGGTGCTAGATTACTAGTATCCGATAAGCCTTCGTGACCTTCAAAGAGGTATACTATGTCGAACGTCCTAGACAACACAAAGTCAACCCTAGGCAAGCTCCTAGCGGCAGAAAATATTCGCATCGAGCATCGGCAGGTTCGAGGCCCCAGCTTCGATGTTAAGAACCGAGTTCTGGTTCTCCCCATCTGGAAGGAAATTGACGCTGACCTGTATGACCTCATGATTGGTCATGAGGTTGGTCATGCTCTCTACACACCTACCGATGGTTGGATGGATCGGGTACAGGAGCACGGAAAGAATTTCAAGGGTATTCTTAATGTTGTTGAGGATGCTCGTATTGAAAAGCTCATGAAGCGTAAGTTTCCGGGTCTGCGGAAGCCCATGTATAATGGATACACCCAGCTTGTGGAGCGCGGGTTCTTCGGTGTCGGTCTGGATGATATGAAGCATCTCCCGTTTGCTGACCGTGTGAACGTGCATTTCAAGCTCGGTCCTCGCGCAGGTATTACATTTACGGATGCTGAGCAAAATCTTGTTTCTCGTATTGAGAATGCCGAGACATGGGATGAGGTGATGTCCTTGTCTGAGGAGCTGTTTGCGGCAGCGGATGGGGAGTTCAATGATATTTCCGATGACATTTTCGACAACCTCGATGCTCTGTCTGACGCCATTGACAACATGGATGAAGGCGGCGAGGGCGAGGGCACGGGCGAAGGGTATGGTGAATATTCCAGCGATACTCCAGGTAGTGGCAAGACGCTGCAGGATGTTATAGACCAGCTTCGCGCCGCAGGTAAGGATAATGCTGCCGACAAGCTGGAACGCATGTCCAAGAGCAATGCCTATCGTAGGATGATGACGGAATGGGCTGAGAATCAGGAAATGGGATCCATCACTGACGAGGCTCTTGAGGCTAATCAGGAAAAGCTCATTGATGAGGATGCCTATCCTAATACATATATTTTCTGGCCTGAATTGAATCACAAGGATTATGTAATCCCTGCCCGTGTGGTGCATCAGCAGATGCGGTCTGAATACAAGCCGGAATATTTGGCGAAGGAGAATGACCTATACAACACCTTCATGAGCACCAATCGTAATTACATTAAGTATTTGGTTAAGGAGTTTGAGCTAAAGCGAAATGCCAAGCAGTTCGCCAAGGCGCGTGTTAGCAAGACGGGTAAGCTGAACACGGAAAAACTTTGGCGCTATCAGATTTCAGAGGATCTGTTCCTACAGTCAACCGAAATTCCCAATGGGAAGAATCATGGAATGCTTATGGTTATTGATTTGTCAAGTTCCATGACTGAAAACATGGCAGGTACCATTGAGCAAATCATTAATCTTTCCATGTTTTGCCGAAAGGTGAATATCCCCTTCGATGTGTATGGGTTCATTGACACCTCAGCTGAAAAGGATTTCATGTTGTCGGGTATTACACGCTCTGAGAGCAAGCATCCAATTTTCGGTACGATGTATCGCACATGTCCTAACGACAATCGTGACCGATCCATTCAAATTAACAATGTTGATTTTCGCTTGAAGCAGTTGCTCCATTATAACATGGGTGCTGCAGAATTTAACGTGTCGGTGAAAAATCTTCTTCTCTTGGCTAACGCCTATAAGCGTTCGGCAAACTATTACTATTATTCTTCAAGCTCCCACCATGTCCCCCCTTCGATGCATTTGGGTGGGACTCCATTGAACGACGCTGTTTTGGTTCTTCGCTCGCTTGCTGAGGAATTCAAGAAAAACACCCGTGTGGAAATTCTAAACACGGTACTGCTTACTGACGGTGAAGCATCATATGGATTGGCGTTCAAGGATGGTGAGCAGATGGGTAACGCCGGTGGAATGTACCGGGGTCGGATTGTGATTGAGGATCGCAAGACAAAGAAGCAGGTCATGGTGTCGAAGTGTGGTAACATCACGTTGGCACTTCTTGAAATGTATCGGCAGCATACAGGTTCGCGGGTGGTGGGTTTCTATCTGATGTCAGGTCGCAACTATCGCAGTCAGGTGATGGGAACCTTGACGCGAAATAATCCTGAATTCAATCAGGAAGTGTTCGATAAGCAGTATGCCGATGAATTCGCAAAGTACAAGTATTTCGGTATGAAGCTCGCCGGGTATGATGTATACTACATGGTGCCAGGTGATGAACTAGAAGTTGAAGATGTGGATATGGATACAGTCCTCAAGAGCTACAAGGATGGCTCAAAGAAGGGGTCTCTGCTCAAGGCATTTAAGAAAATGCAAAATACGAAAATGATTTCGCGTGTATTCTTAAATAGGTTCATTGAACAGATGGCGTAATACTGTGAAGCCCTACGTAAGTTGTTGAAAAATAAGCACTTACGTAGGGCTTGACAGACGAGAGAAATGGTGTTATATTTATAGTATAATCTGAGATGTACACTTCATCATTCAAGCACACAGGAGTAAACATGACCCGACTCATTGATGCCCTTCGCGCTACTGGTAAGACCGAGTTTTCTCGTCCTGATGTTCTCACGGTCGCCCGTGAGGTGGGTGAAAGTCCCAATGTGTTTTTGAATGACCCAGCATACAAGGTTCGGCGCGGCGTCTATGCCATCACGCCTACAAGCACTTCAAATTATACGCCTATTCAGGCAGAGGCACCTATTGTGAGTAATGCATCTACAATGTATCTATCGCAGCCGAAGCTCAAGATTGAGGTGGACAACCTTGTACCAAACAAGGATAGCACCTATGTACCTTTCGGGTTTCATAAGGATCTCATGACCATCCTCGCCTCCAAGCAATTCTATCCCGTGTTCATTACAGGATTGTCTGGTAATGGTAAGACCACCATGGTGGAGCAGGTGTGTGCCGCATTGAAGCGTGAGTGTATCCGTGTCAACGTCACCATTGAAACTGACGAGGATGACCTCATTGGAGGCAATACTCTTGTGGATGGCAACGTGGTGTATCGTGAAGGTCCCGTGACCATTGGGATGAAGCGCGGCGCTGTGGTCATTCTGGACGAGAGCGACCGCGGCAGTAACAAGCTGATGTGCCTACAGGCAATCCTTGAAGGAAAGCCGTATTTCAATAAAAAGACGGGCGAGATTATTCACCCTGCCCCAGGTTTCAATATCGTGGCAACGGGTAACACCAAGGGTCAGGGTTCTGACGATGGTAAGTACATGTCCGCACAGATTCTGGACGATGCACTCCTCGAGCGTTTCGCTGTGACCATCGAACAGGAGTATCCTAACTCCCGGGTGGAGAAGAAGATTATCATGAAGAAGATGGAGCGTGTGGAAAAGGTGGATGAGGATTTTGCCGACAAGCTGGTGGCATGGGCAGAAATCATTCGTAAGACGTTCATGGAGGGTGCTGTGGATGAACTCATCTCCACGCGGCGTCTGGAGCATATCGTGAACGCCTACGCTATGTTTGGTGACCGTCTCAAGGCAATCAATCTCTGTATTGCTCGATTCAATTCTGAGACCAAGGCGAGCTTTCTCGACCTCTATACAAAGGTGGATGCAGGTGTCACGATGACCCCAGCCGAACAGGCTGAGGGGTATCCCGATGACATTCCCTTCTAATAGGTGATATATGGAAAACCCAATGGTGAATTATTCTAAAATCATCGCTGAAACAAATAGTAAAATGTATAATGTTCGGGATGAATATAAGAATAATAGTGTTGAAGAAAACATTGCCATTTGCAATAAGGAACACTTGAAGTTCTCGGTGGGGTGTATTAACATTACAGGAGAACTCAACATTGGGATGATGATTCGGTCAGCGTGTCTATTGGGTGCAGAGAATTTCTATATCTTTGGGCGTAATAAGTTTGACAGACGCAGCACAGTTGGTGCTGAGAATTATATTAACATCGTTCAATATAGTTATGACGACCCGATACACGCCGACGCCGAAATCAATGAACGATTGGAATATATGTTGAAGTGGAACACTGTGGTGTTGTGTGAACAGGGCGGCGATGAAATTGGATCACGAAAAATGGCGTTGAAATATTCGGAAGAAATAATAAATCCGTTGTTCGTATTCGGTTCAGAGAGTCATGGTATTCCTCCGCTAATAACTACTAATGAACACTTTTATAAAGTGAGTATTCCTCAACGTGGAGTCCTTCGTTCGTTTAACGTGAGTGCTGCCATGAATATCATTGTGTGGGATTACATCAAGGAGATGCATCTATGATTACCGCTATCAAATTCTGGATTGCAAAAGTCCTGGCTGACATGATTATGTTCGTGGCAATTTTTGGTGTGCTTTTTCTATTTTATGCTATTATGATGGCGTGGGTTAAATGGGACGTTTATCGGATACGGAAAACTTTGAAGAAACTATGAAATTGACAAAACTTAAAGAAGCGGGTGTACTATTTTTAATTCAGCTCTTGAATTATTCCATATGGTGTATTAACTTTCGTGCAGTTGCCGATACACATTATCATACCGCAGCAGCCAGTGATTTTATGCTCGCGTCTATACAATTTTTTGTGATTCGAAAAATTGCTCAGGGTCAAGATAAGTGGCATCAATGGTTAGGATATGCCTTGGGTAGTGTGGGTGGTAGTTACTTAGGTATTTGGATTTCTGCAACATTCTTTAATGGTTAATATGAACTTGACAAAGGACGAACTACTTGTTATGTTAAAGAAGGCCTATTTACGAGGCATTTGGGAACATACAAACCAAAAAGTAATATCGCGTATTAATATGAAGGATCCACACCGGATGTTAAATATTCCGGATTCTGTTGTTGAAGATTTAATTGAGGAGAAATAATTATGGCTAAGGCAGCATCACCGAGGTATCCCACGTTTGTTGTGTATGAAGGATATGACAGGGCTCTTGCTCTAGAGTCAGTGGGAAAGGGTTGGGCATCACTCATCAATGAAGTATTTGATTTCATTGAACAGCAAAAGATTACGAACATTCGTATCATCCAAGTGAAGGAGAAGTGGGGCGGACTTCGCATCTACACCGACCTGATTCATGATGTTTTGGATGAAAAAATTCGTGACGCTGAACGGCGTAGCTTTACAATTTGTGAAGTCTCAGGTGCACCGGGCAAGCTCCGTAACTGCAATGGATGGTATCGCACGTTGTCTGATGCTGAAGGTGGACAATATCCTGTGGTACAGGCATAATGCAGACAACCATTCCCGCTACAAAAATATCAGGAACGGTGAAGATGCTCAATTATCGCTATTCTGAGGATAGAATCCTTCAGGAAATTCAGGCGTACATTAATAAGACCTATACCCAACATTATTCACGAAACAAGTTTCAAGCATCTGAATTCATTTTTGATAATGGTCACGGTGTTGGGTTTACTGTAGGTAACATCATGAAGTATGCTCAACGATATGGAAAAAAGAATGGACATAATCGTGATGACATCTTGAAAATCATTCACTACGCTATTATGTTACTATACGTACATGACACTTACATTGAGGAGAAACAACATGAAGATTAGTTCCAAGACGGTATCACTGCTACAGAGTTTCGCACAGATTAGTCCTAACCTTCTAGTGAAGGCGGGTAATAAGTTGGCAACTCGTAATGCAGTAAATAGTATTCAGGCACGGGCTGTTGTCGAGGAAACGTTTCCTCAGCAGTTCGCTATTTACGATTTGACACAGCTTCTAACACTTCTTTCAATGTCACAGACACCAGACATTGAGTTTCATGAGAAGCATCTGGTCATTCAACATGGTGATGGGCGTAATCATTCATTCAAGTTTGCAGATGAGAGTCTTGTAGCAGCTCCGTCTGATAATCCTCCGCAGCTTGAACACTTGTACTCCTTTAAGCTCACGGCATCTGACATTAACATGATTGTCAAGACGGCTTCGGTTGTATCTGCCACAATGATGAACATCGTATCAAAGAATGGTAAGGTGACATTGTTTGTGAATGATCCGAAGAATTCTACATCACATTCATTCACGCAACCTTTGGGTGACAGTGATGTGTCGTTTGATGTCAAGATGGCAATTGATACATTCAAGATTGTTCCTGGTGAGTATAAGGTGCATGTATCACACGCCATCGCCAAGGCAGGTAAGGTATTGGTATTTTTCTTTGAATCTACAACTTCTGAACTAACATATTTGATTGCAGCCGACACTACATCAAAGGTGTAATATATTATGGAAGCAAATCGTGAGCAGTTTCTTTGGGTTGAAAAGTATCGTCCGCGGAAAATTTCTGATTGTATTCTTCCGCAGACATTGAAGAACACGTTCCAAGAGTTTGTGGATAAGGATAATATTCCTAACATGCTCTTGGCGGGTACAGCAGGGACAGGTAAGACCACGATAGCCCGGGCTCTGTGTGAAGAATTAGGATGTGAGTATATTATTATCAACGGATCTGAGGAATCAGGTATTGATGTACTCAGAACCAAGATTAAAGATTTTGCCAGTACAGTTTCTTTGGCTGGTAAAACAAAGGTCGTGATTCTTGATGAGGCAGATTATTTAAATCCTAATTCCACACAACCCGCACTTCGTGGTTTCATTGAGGAGTTTAGTAAGAATTGTCGGTTCATTTTCACTTGTAATTACAAAAATAGAATTATTCCTCCACTACACAGTAGAACCACCGTGGTGGATTTCAAACTCTCAAAGGATGATAAGCCTGCCATGGCGGCGAAATTCTTTAAGAGAGTATCAGACATCTTGAAGGAAGAACAAGTCACGTTTGATCCGAAAGCTGTTGCTGAGGTGTTAAATAAGCACTTCCCTGATTATCGGCGTGTATTAAATGAGTTGCAACGATATGCCTCATCGGGTAATATTGATGCAGGTATTCTCACGAACATCAGTGATGCAAACATGAAGGAACTTCTCACGGCTCTCCGTGAAAAGGATTTCAAGAAGATGCGCGGTTGGGTTGTGAACAACATGGACAACGATCCGAACATGCTCTTTCGAAAGTTGTATGATACGTTACTCACTGAGGTGGTTCAAGTTCCTCAGTTGGTATTGCTATTGGCTGATTATCAATACAAGGCGGCGTTCGTTGCCGATGCTGAAATTAATCTAGTAGCATGTCTGACAGAAATCATGGCAGCATGTGAGATGAAGTAATAGGAGAATACTATGAATCTTATTCCCAGTTCTTATTCGACATTTGTGACTGACCATGAAAAAGGACAAATCACACAACTAATGGCTAAGACATATTTCATTTATCGAGGTTGGGAGACATCAACTCCTGAGAATCCATCCTCTCCATATGATTTATTGATTCGTCATCCCCGAACAGGAAAGTCTTTACTGGTACAAGTAAAGTCATTAACTAGTAAAAATAGAAGTGTTGAAACATATGCTAAAGGAAATGGTAGGGACAAGGGCTCAAAAAGAAAAAAGACAGATTATGCCAAATGTGGTATTGATTTTCTTCTTGGGGTTGATGTTGACACTTCAAATGTCTATCTGTATCCGTTAGATTTCTATCGGGGAAAGAGTACTATCAATGTAGATAAAAATCCTTCGTTTGATGTTGAATTCATCACAGAACGAGGATATAGAAACTTTAAGATGCACGAAGAAATTTCCACATTAGACCTACTGGCACATGATAAATCTTGATGGCGAAGAAATCGTAGAAGAAAAAATTGAGGAATATAAAACTCCGAAAATTAGTCCTTTCGATTTTGTGAATGCCATTCATTACTCTAAGGATGCACTCATTGTGGATGAGTGGAGTGAGAAGCAGTATAATCCCTATCTTGTAAACAAGAGTTTAAGTTTCGGGGCAGACACAGTAATTGCTGCCAATGAAATGAATAGTCGTCCCCATCTGGAGAAACGCCTCCAGTTTGATTTTCTTATAAATATAGTGAGACCTCGAAAGAGATTCAACAAGTGGTTGAAGGCTGAAAAAGTCGAAGATATTGATGTGGTTAAACAGTATTATAAATACAATACTGAGAAAGCATTTCAGGCTCTTGCTCTTTTAACGCCAGAACAAATTCTCACAATTAAAGAAAAATTGAACACAGGTGGATTGACAAATGGCGCATGATTTAATAAATATACCCGCAATTCCTGGGTATGAACCATTAGAAGTTAAATTGGTGAATCCGGATGACTTCTTGAAGGTTCGTGAAACATTAACACGTATTGGTGTTGCCTCACGAAAGGATCAAACACTATACCAAAGCTGTCACATCTTACATAAGCAAGGCAGATATTTCATTGTTCACTTTAAGGAACTTTTTGCCCTTGACGGTAAGCATGCTGATTTATCAGATAACGATTTACACAGACGTAATACAGTTGCTCATCTTCTTGAAGATTGGGGATTGGTTGACATTGTGAACCCAGACCTATGTGAAGATACCGCACCGTTATCACAAATCAAAGTACTTGCATTTGGTGAAAAGAACAATTGGAATTTAGTAGCAAAATATAATATTGGAAAAAAGAAATAAGACTTGACTGTAGGGGTGTTAGGAGTTAACTTAACCTTAGATACGCCGAAAGGGTATCACTAACACATTCGCTCAAAGGAGGAATTATGACACGTACCTTTACTTTTAACTCTGCTTCTCTTAATACACCATGGGCTATTGGCTTTGATAGTCTATGGGACCGTTTTCATACCATTGAATCGGTTAATAGTGCAAGCAATTATCCCCCATACAACATCGTTAAGCATGATGCTGAGCATTGGAGCATCGAACTTGCCGTGGCAGGTTTCAAGCGGAATGAACTTGATGTTGAATTGGCTGAGGGAGTTCTTACCATTTCAGCAAAGACAGAAACTTCAGAAACCGAAGTGGAATATGTCCATCGCGGTTTGGCAAAGCGTGCGTTCACTCGCAAGTGGACACTCGCTGATGATGTAGTTGTTCGTGATGCGTCACTTGTTGATGGTGTTCTCACCATTGATTTGGAACGCATCGTCCCCGAGGATAAGAAGCCTCGGAAGATTGACATTTTGTAATTAAATAATCCTCCTAACACCCTTACAGTTGAGTTTATAATGATTAAATGCATCAAGTTAGTTACAGGCGAAGATTTGATTGGTGACGTTGAAGTACAAGGTGATTCACTCACCATCGAAACACCATGTGCGGTTGTGCTCATCCCAACCCAAGAACATCAATACTCTGTTGGTCTTGCACCATTTCTTCCGTTTGCTGCCTCCAAGAAGTTTTCATATTCCCGTGAACATGTTGTGCTGGTATATGAAGCAGCCGACCAATTGAAGAATGAATACAATAGGATTACAGGCAAGGGTATTGTTCTTCCTGAACGCCCAAAGTTAGAACTAGTCTAACACATTGAAACCTCTCGGAGACGGGAGGTTTCCTGCCTACTTGACAAAGTGTGGCATCATGTTATATTTCATACATATCTTAAAAACATTCAAGACCCGGGAGAGGTTGAATGAAGAATTTCTACACGAACGTATTACAATATGGTAATAGAATTCTTGTCCGTGAAATTAAAAACGGCAAGCGTGACAACCACAAGGTGGAATTCCGCCCCACGATGTTCATTAAGGCGCAGACTGAAACAAAACATAAAAGTTTGTTTGGTGATAATCTAGAGCCTATTCAATTTGGTGACATCAACGAAGCAAAAGAATTCATGAAGAAATATAAGGAAGTAGAAAACTTCCCCATCTTCGGTAACACTTCTTTTGCCTATCAGTACATCACAGAGAAATATCCTACTGAGGTTGATTATGATATTAGTCAGCTCACCATCTTCTCACTCGACATTGAGACAGCCTCAGAGAATGGCTTTCCGAGTATTGACAATCCCATCGAGGAAGTCTTGCTCATCACAGTACAAGATAACAACACAAAGAAGATTACAACCTTTGGCGCAAAAAAGTTTGACATTGAAAACATCAAGCATATTTCCAATAAGAACAATTTCGAATATGTGAAGTGTCGTGATGAAGCAGATTTGCTCAGCACATTTCTTCGTTTCTGGCAAGCCACAACTCCTGATGTTGTGACAGGGTGGAACACACAGCTATTCGATATGCCTTATCTTCTGGTTCGTATCAAGAGAGTTTTGGGTGAGGATAAAATTAAGGATTTGTCGCCATGGCGTATTGTTAATGAACGATACATCACGATGAATGGTCGTGAATTTCTCACGGCTGATATTTTTGGTGTGAGTAGCTTAGATTATTTGGACTTGTATAAGAAGTTTACATACTCGGCACAAGAAAGTTATAAGCTCGATTATATCGCACAGCAGGAATTGGGAAGAAAGAAACTAGAAACGGAATATGAAACATTCAAGGATCATTATACAAATGATTGGCAATCGTTTGTGGAATATAACGTTGTTGACGTAGAACTGGTTGACGCCTTAGAAGATAAGATGAAGTTGATTGAATTGGTTATCACGATGGCATATGATGCCAAGTGTAACTTCAATGACATCTTCTCGGCGGTGCGAACCTGGGATTGTATTCTTCACAATCATTTGTGGGCAAAGAATATTATTGTTCATCAAAAGGAACATCACGAAGGTAGAACAATTGCCGGTGCCTATGTGAAAGAACCCGTGCCGGGTAAGTATGATTGGGTTGTGAGCTTCGACGCGGCATCACTATATCCTAGCATCATCATGCAGTATAACATGAGTCCTGAAACAATGGTAACGGGTGCATCACTAGACATCACACCTGAAAAACTTTTGGCAGGACATACGGAACACGTTGGTCAGCTCCATGACAAGAATGTGGCAATGGCAGCAAATGGCTATTGTTATACACAAACACATCAAGGATTATTCCCAGAAATTGTCGAAAAGATTTTCAGTGAACGTGTGTTCTACAAGAAGAAGATGATTGAGGCACAGAAGGAATATGAAAAGACAAAGGATGTTGAACAGGTAAAATTGATTTCCAAATATAACAACATTCAAATGGCTCGTAAGATTCAGTTGAATAGTTTATATGGTGCCTGGGCAAATCAATACTTTCGTTTCTATGATGATAGAATTGCCGAAGGTATCACGTTGACAGGACAATACATCATTCAACATATTGGTCGAGCATTGAATGATTATCTGAACAAGACATGCGGAACGACTAATGTGGAGTATACTTTCTATTCCGATACTGATAGTTGTTACATCACATTGGATAAGTTGGTTGAACAACATTTCTCACAGTTGGATAAGAACAAGATTGTGGATGTGATTGACAAGTTTTGTAAGGATAAAATTAGTAAGGTGTTATCTCGCGCCTGTGAAGAAATCATGGATGTGACACATGGATACGTGTCGAAGATGGAGTTCAAACGTGAGGTGATTGCTGATAAGGCAATCTGGGTGGCAAAGAAGCGTTATGCCTTGAACGTCTATGATAGTGAAGGTGTTCGATACAAGGAACCCAAGCTGAAGGTGCAGGGGCTTGAAATTGTTCGTAGTTCAACCCCTGGGAGTGTCCGTGAATATCTTCGAAACACAGTGAAGATGGCACTGACAAAAACACAAGATGAGATTCAAGAGTATATTGCTGACCTTGAACAGAAATTCATGCAGATGACGCCTGAGGAGATTGCATTTCCGCGAAGTGCCAACAATCTCTCCAAGTATCATTCACAGGCAACCATATATCAGAAGGCGACACCTATGCATGTTCGAGGTGCACTGTTATACAATCATCACATTAAGTTGAAGAAGTTAGAAAGAAAGTATGAGCTAATTAAAGAAGGTGATAAAATCAAGTATTTGTATTTGAAGGAACCCAATCCCATCAAGGAAAACAGCATTGCATTTGTGACATCGTTACCAAAAGAACTTGACATACATAAGTATGTTGATTATAATACAATGTTCGAAAAGAGTTTTCTAGAACCTATGCGAACCATTCTTGATTGTATGGGTTGGTCAACACGAAAAATTGCCACACTAGATGATTTATTCTAAGGAGATGCTATGTCATTAATTAACAAGTTACGAAAAAATTCCACAATTCGTGAAACAGAAATCCTAACTGAAAGTAAATTCTTTTCAGCAAAGGACATGATTCAAACCCCTGTCCCGATGATTAATGTTGCTCTATCGGGTCGTCTTGATGGTGGTCTTACGCCTGGTTTAACAGTGTTCGCAGGTCCCTCTAAACACTTTAAGACAGCGTTCGCCATGCTTCTTGCGAAGTCATATTTGGAAAAATATGAGGATGCAGCCATTCTGTTCTATGATTCAGAGTTTGGCGCACCCGCGGGATACTTCAAGAGCTTCGGTATTGATACCGACCGCGTGATCCACACACCGATTACCGATATTGAGCAACTCAAACATGATATGATGTCACAGATTAACAACATTGAACGTGGTGAGCATGTCATCATCATTGTTGATTCTGTTGGTAACTTGGCATCAAAGAAAGAAGTTGAAGATGCACTGGAAGGAAAGAGTGTGGCAGACATGACCAGAGCCAAGCAGCTCAAGAGTCTGTTCCGCATGTGTACACCCCACTTAACCATCAAGGACATTCCCATGGTGGTTGTGAATCACACATACAAGGAAATTGGTATGTTCCCGAAGGACATTGTATCAGGCGGTACAGGCATCTATTACTCAGCCGATAACATCTTCATCATTGGTCGTCAGCAAGAGAAGGATGCTGATGGTCTCACGGGATACAACTTCATCATCAATGTTGAGAAGTCTCGCTTTGTTCGTGAAAAGAGTAAGATTCCTGTTGAGGTATCATTTGAAGGGGGTATTAGCACATGGTCAGGATTATTGGATGTGGCACTTGAATCTGGACATGTCGTGAAGCCCGCAAATGGTTGGTATCAAAAGAAGGGAGAAGAAAAGAAGCATCGCTTAAATGACACATACACCCGGGAATTCTGGATGTCTATTCTTTCGGATAGCACGTTCAGAGATTGGATTAAAACACATTATGCCATTTCCAACTCGTCCCTAGTGGCAGAATTTACTGATGAACTCATTCAAGAGGAATATGACAATGCCTAATTTTATTGTCCAGAAAAACGAAAAGTTTAAAGAAAGTAATACCGCAGAATTTTATATTGAAATTGATGAAGGCACCTTCCAGGGATTGTCATTTGTGTTTGGTCCTGTTGAATTTTTAGGTGAAGATGAAGAAGGAAATGGTCGTGTTAAGTTTGATTATCACTTGTTAGAAACTCCTGAGTTTGTTATCTTAGAAGAACATCGTGAGCAGATTGAAACTGAAATTGGTTTAGTTTTACACAAGATTCTTGAAGATATGGCTAAAAACACTGACGGGGAGCAAACAGATGAAATTGGAACAGGTGATACTGAACAATCTACTGAAGGATGAAACATATCTTCGTAAAGTTATTCCTTTTTTAAAGGATGAGTATTTCATAGATGCAACTGAAAAGAAGGTGTTTCAAACGATTAATTCTTTTGTGGGGGAGTATAACGCTTCCCCCACAATTGAAGCCGTACACATCTCATTACAGAATGACAAAACAATTCGTGAAGATGAGTATGAGAGAATTGTAGAACTTGTCAATTCATTTCAAAGTGATGCTGAGAAGAATAAAGAATGGTTATTGAATGAGACCGAAACGTTTTGTAAGGACAAGGCGGTGTATAACGCCATTGTTCAATCCATTCAAATCATTGATGGTAAGAATGATAAACTGACATCTGATGCCATTCCTGAAATTCTCAAGGATGCCTTAGCCATTAGTTTTGATAATAGTGTGGGACATGATTATCTTGATGATAGTGAAACTCGGTATGATTTCTATCATCGTGTGGAAGAAAAGATTCCTTTCGACTTGGATTTTTTCAACAAGATTACAAAGGGTGGATTGTCCAATAAGACATTGAACATTGCACTGGCAGGTACAGGCGTAGGTAAGAGTTTGTTCATGTGTCACGTTGCAGCAGGCGCCTTGAGTCAAGGGAAAAATGTTCTGTACATCACGATGGAAATGGCGGAAGAAAAGATTGCAGAACGTATTGACGCCAATTTGATGAATGTCACAATGGATGATTTGAAGAATCTTCCGAAGCAAATGTTTGATGACAGAATTAGTCGTATCAAAAACAAGACGGAAGGAAAACTCATCATTAAAGAATATCCTACAGCTTCAGCACATGCAGGACATTTTCGAGCATTGTTGAATGAGTTGAGTTTAAAGAAGGATTTCCGTCCGGATTTGATTTTCATTGATTACTTGAACATTTGTGCTAGTAGTCGTTTCAAAATGTCTGGGAGCGTGAACAGTTACATTTACATCAAGGGTATTGCAGAAGAACTTCGTGGATTGGCTGTGGAATTCAATGTACCTATCGTATCAGCAACTCAAACAACACGAACGGGATATTCCAATAGTGATGTGGAATTGACTGACACATCAGAATCATTTGGATTGCCGGCAACAGCCGACTTCATGTTCGCCTTGATTTCCACAGAAGATTTGCAGAAGTTGGATCAAATCATGATAAAACAATTGAAGAACAGATATGCCGATCCTAATCATCATAAGCGATTTGTGATTGGCGTTGACCGCGCTAAAATGAAGTTGTTCGATTTGGACATGTCAGCACAAAAAATGGTTTTGAAAAATGACACACCCTCATCAAGTCAGGAGTCAAAGCCTAATTTTGTCACATCGAAAACGTTCTCACGAAACTTTGAAAGTATTAAAATATAAATAGAGAGTGGTGTCTTAACCCAGGGGGAATTATGTATCTGGCTAGTAAGCTACACAAAGAAATAAATACTCATTTTTCACCCGATGAGATTATTGGTAGTGAGCTGACGTATGCGCAGATAAGTAGAAGAATGAATAAAATTCTTCGCCCTCTGGGTGCCAAAGGAAAAGTGGTTCGAGATGACAATTTAAAGAGTAAGTCTAACTCCCGTCAATACTATTCCTTTTCGGGGTACTATGACACAGAGGCGACAGGTATTCCCATTGTGATTAATGTTCACTTTGCGTCGAATAGAAAAACCTTTTCGTTTACTCGGGCGCGGTACAATGGATTCATGTTCATGTTGTCACAGATTATTCAACATGAATTCATCCATAAAAGTCAATATGAGTTTCGTCCAGAACACTCGGAACGTTTAGTGAAGGTGTATCACTCAGATAAGTTGTCGAAAAAGCGGTTAAAGCAAATAGAATATTTAAGTTCATGGTGTGAGATTGAGGCATATGCCCATGACATCGCCATGGAAATTAATCAATATTATCCAACGTCGAATCCGTCAACCATTTTGAAGCATATTGATGGACATAGAAAATTGTATAGTTACAAGTTCTATAAAGATGCCTTCAAGGGAACAGACTGGGATAGACTGAAAAAATCATTAATGCGGAAAATCTGGCGTTGGCTCCCCTCAGCACAGGGGTTTCAAGCCGTGTAAGTTGTTGTAAAATAAGCACTTAGCGGAGGGCTTGACAAATCCCCCAAATGGTGTTATATTTAAAGAGTAACACATTCAAAACTAAACCGAGGGTTCGACAATGACGCAAAATGTGCAGGACCCTGAGGATGAGGCGGTTACAGTAACCGGACGATTCTGGGCAGAAGTGGATTTAGATGAGCAAGAATATCTAGACCGGCTGGCCAGTTTCGGAGAAGGATACTATGACTTTTCCACATTATCAGGAGAAGGAAGTGGTGAAATGAGTTTAGCATAGGCTTGACAAACGGTACTACTTGTAGTATATTTAAGTTGTAGGTGAAAACTCTAACTTTCTCAGGAGGCTACATTATGCGTAATTCAGACAAGGTCAACTTCGTTGGTTTCTCTACTGGTGGCAAGGGCTGCAACGGCACGAAGGTTCGCTTCGCGGTCGAGAAGGTTCGTCGCAGTAAGGTGCTTCAGAAGATTGGCGCAACTAACATCATTTGGCATGCTCTTCCCGAGGCGATGACGAAGGCGGATGCTGTCAACTATCTTCAGAATCAGACCACTTCGCTCAGCCTCGACCAGGTACAGCAGGAGGCGGTGGCGCGTGCCACCAATCGTCTGATCCCTAAGACCAAGACGGCGCCTGCGCCTAAGGCGGCTTCGAAGGCGAAGCGTAGCAAGTAAAGTATAAAAAGGTTTACGGTTATCCTAATTGAAAACCGTATTTCATTATATGATTGTTAGATGCACCGCCACAATCTAACAATTCTTGACTTGTGTGGCAATAGGAGATTTACCATGACTCAGAATGAACGTCTTATCCAGTATCTTTCAACCGGTCGTACCCTCACCGCAGCTCAGGCTCGTAGCCGTTTCGGCGTCCGTAACCTTCGTGCTCGCGTGAACGACCTTCGTAACGATGGCTTCTGCGTGTACACCAATCGCAACAGCAACGGTGTCACCTATCGCATGGGAACCCCATCCCGCGCCATCGTCGCCGCAGCCTATAACAAGGCTGGCAGCGCTCTCTTTTCCCGCTAAGGAAAAGTAGAACATGGACACGGTGAAGAGCATTATGGGTAATTGGTATCACATTCCTACGGCAATGGCCTTTACATACATGATGCTCTCACCGGCCAAGTTCTTTAAACAGGTGGACACTGTGGTTCTACAAGAACCCGATAAAGATGATGTTATTGACTGCCCCTCAGAAATTATTTGTCAAGGAGATTCTATGGAAGACATTCTGCGCGACGAACGGGTATTGAACAACATCAACATGATGATTTCTAACGCTACAAATCCTGATGTAAAACAACTTTGGGAAGTGAAGAAGGCGGAGTTTGAACGGGCACTACGTTGGAAGCGTCAGACCCGATATAACTAAAAATATGATTAAGAAAAATCTAGACTTCGTGAAGTCTGTCGGCGAAAGTATGGCGAATGAATATTCCATTAATTGGGAAAGTTGGACAGAAGAAGAAACGAAGCGAATTGAAAAAGAAGCAAACATTTCCATGAAGTTTTATGAAAAGCTGTTCAGAGAATTCAATATAGATAACGAAGAACATACCGTTGAAATGTTTGAAGATATACTTGAAAATCTTGTATCAGGATATGTTTTACTATCCATTATCAATAGAAAAAAGGCGGTAGATGAGCTATTGTCTAGTGTGTGAGTATAAATAGTAGTGTCTTTATACTCAGAGATGGTTGAAACTTATGGTTAGTAAACAAAATAAGCATTTAGAACACCTCGAAGATGATATCATCAACTTAGGTTATAAAGGCGCCCAACAATCCATAGCGTTTGTTGAGGCGCTTTTGCAGCTGTTTCAGGGAGCTGCCAATACAGGGGTTAACGTCACAGTGAAATGGGACGGAGCCCCTGCTGTTGTTGCGGGACGAGACCCAGAAACAGGCTTATTTTTCGTTGCTACAAAACACGGTGCCTTTGCCAAAACACCCAAACTCTGCTTCTCAGAAGCCATGGTGGACATGTATCATGAAGGGGGTTTGGCAGACACGTTGAAAACATGTTTCCGAGAACTACAACCCTTGAACATGAAAGATGTTCTACAAGGGGATGTCATGTTTACGCCCGCCACAAAAAAGATGCAGGTCATTGACGGTGAAGAATACATCACATTCAAGCCTAACACCATTGTGTATGCTATACCCACCCAGGATCCTTTGTCTGAAAAGATACGAAATAGCAATCTTGGAATTGTCTTTCATACTAAATATTTAGGTACGGGACCGGTAAATACTTTATCTGCCTCGTTTGGTGTTGACACAAGCCGGCTAAAATCTAGAACCGCCTGGATTGAGGATGCGACATACAAGGACTTGTCCGGAAAAATGACGCTGACGGCACAGGAAACTCGTACGGTTAGTACAAAATTAGCCTCCGCCAAAACCAACGCCATAGCAGTACGAAAATTTCTTGACGAACTCTCAACACAAAACACCGACCTCACGGTTGGTTACATGTTTAAGATATTCGTTAATCGTTTGGTTCGCGCCAACACCCCTATAACACGGAAAAGTCTTTCTGGGTTAGAACCTTTTGTTATCAGTAGAATTACTGAAAAAGAAGCAGGGGTGAAAACAAGTGCAGCAAAAATGCGTTATGCGGGATTACGTAAAGAGATTCAGGAATATTTACGGGTGAATAGTTCAAATCTTCGAACTATGTTTTCATTATACGAAGATTTATTGATGATGAAAAATATTCTTGTTAAGAAGTTGAATGGAGCACAAGGCATTCCTACGTTTATTGAAACAGAGAAAGGATTTAAGGTGACAGATCCTGAAGGATATGTTGCCATTGATAAAAAAGGAAATGCTGTAAAGTTAGTGAATAGAATGGAGTTTTCAGCAGCAAATTTCAATGCAGTAAAAGATTGGACAGGACCTGCTCCTGTTGCTCCTGAATTGAATACGCCATTGAAAACTATGGTGTTTGCTTTTGGAAGAATGAATCCTCCAACTATAGGTCATGAAAAACTTATAAAGAAAGTATTGGAGACGGCACGAACAGAAAAAGGTGAGTATGTCATCGTGCTTTCAAAAACTCAGAAATCACCTAAGGATCCGTTGGACCCAGAAACAAAATTGAAGTTTGCGAAAAAGATGTTTCCTCGTGTCAATCTTGAATTGGCAACTCAACAAATGCCCACAATGTTTGGGTGGTTGAAAAAGTTTTACGAAGAACAATATGATAAAGTTATCATGATAGGTGGGTCTGATAGAGTGCGGGAATATCAAGAACTCCTTAATAAGTATAATGGAAAAGCTGACCAATATACCTTTAAAGTTCTTGAAGTAATATCCGCCGGCGAACGTGACCCTGATGCTGATGGAGCATCAGGTATGTCGGCAAGTAAAATGCGTGAGTATGCTAAAAATGATGACTTTAAAAATTTCAAGCGAGGGCTTCCATCAACGTTACGTGAAGCCGAAGCAAAACAACTCATGGACGCCGTACAGGCAGGTATGGAATAATGGCACAATATATTAAGCCGCAAGATGTACAAGATGGAGAACAACGCTATGAAGTTGTCATGCTTGCAGCAGGCAAGGATGGTAGTGTGGTTGAAGCCACGAATCCCTTACCTGTTACAGGCGGTTATGGCAATAACAATTCATTACTAGTATCTCTGGGCGGCACAAACCTCGATGCGTTTGGTCGCCTTCGTATCTCTGAACCACATACACTTGCTGATTATAGTCATACCTACGGAGAAGAAGTTGAACTCTTAACTGCATCAAGTGGATCAGGAACAAAAACTCTCCGAGCCAATGAAGCATCAGTTCGTTTAACTGTGGGCACAGGCGATGGTGATTTCGTAGTGCATCAAAGTAGAATGCATCATCACTACATGCCAGGAAAAAGTCAATTGGCATTGATGAGTTTCATGTTCGGTAACGCCCGAGCCAATACAGTAAAGCGTGTGGGATTATTCGGAGAAGAAGATGGCGTATATTTTCAACAAGCTGGTAATGGCACTTTACAATTTGTGAAGCGCACAAGTATTAGCGGATCTGTGGTTGATGAAACACCCATCAATCAAGCAAACTGGAACGTAGATAAGTGTGACGGAACAGGCGCATCAGGATTTGATTTAGAAATCACTGCTACTCAACTGTTTTTCTGTGATTTCAATGGCTAGGTGTGGGGACGTTTGCGTGTAGGATTTGTGCATAACGGCGAGTTCATTGTGGCTCATGAATTCACACATAGTAATACCTTATCTACTGTATATTGGAGAAATCCTAACCTTCCCATTCGTTGTGAAATTCGTAACATCGGTACAGCTGTTGGAACTGCCTTCATGGATCAAGTGTGTTCCACAGTGATGTCAGAAGGGGGATACATTGAATCGGGTGTGAATTTCAGTAATTATGCGGAAAACATTCTCCTATCAAAAGGATCTCCTGCCGCGGCAAAATGTTTAATGGCTATTCGCTTAACTGACACCTATCAATCCCTACCTAACAGAAGTGTTGTTCGCTTAACAGATATGAATATATTGTCTGATGGTGCATCCATTGTGTTTGAATTATGGCGCCTCCCCGGAGATGCCAACATCACGGGCGGTAGTTGGGTGGCGGCTAACAGCTCCTCTGTAGTAGAATACAACATCACGGCAGGCACTAGCTTCAATACTACAGGTGGTGAATTGTTTGCAAGTGGATTCGTTGCTGCCAACAATCCTTCAGGAAAACAAGCCTCTGGTGGCAATAGTATTGCCGATCCCATCAAGGCAAAACGTGCCTATATCAGTCAAAACATCACATCTACTGAAAGTAACATTTTTGCTTTAGTTGCCAGAAACTTAAGCACTACTGCTGATACCAATGCCTTTGCATCAATGCAATGGCGCGAAACTCGTTAACTCTAACCGGAACAAATAAATGGATATTCAAAAGCTCAAGGGACATGTTCCCGATACTGTAATCGCACAAATTCCAGAAGTCATGGAAAAGTTTCAAATCAATACCCCACTTCGTTTATGCCACTTCTTGTCACAATGTGGACATGAATCAGGCAACTTCAAGGCAGTCAATGAAAATTTGAACTATGGCGCCAAGGGATTGTTGGGATTGTTCAAGAAGTATTTCCCAACCGAAGCCAAGGCATTGGAATACGAACGTAAGCCTGAAAAGATTGCCAATCTTATTTACGGCGGTCGTATGGGTAATGGTCCAGAAGCCTCAGGTGAAGGATACAAGTATCGTGGTCGTGGCTACATTCAATTGACAGGTAAGGATAACTATGGTGCCTTTGATAAGGTGGTACCAGAAAACATTCTTGAAACACCTGATTTGGTTGCCACCAAGTATCCCCTTCTTTCAGCCGCTTGGTTCTGGAACTCACGTGGATTGAATGCCTTGTCAGACAAGGGTGCCACAGATGCCGATGTCACAGCCATCACAAAGAAAGTAAACGGTGGTACTATTGGCTTGGCAGATAGAATCAAGCACTTCAAAGAATTCTACGCTTTGTTGAAGTAATAAATAATTAAAAAGAGGACCTTTCCATGTTGACAAAGAATTTAAAATATATGATTGCAATATCCATATCATTATGGGTCATCTTTGTCTACATGGATGGTCGTAGTAAAGATAAAATGCAGGAGTATATTGATAACTACAAGATATTCCAAGCACAAGCAGATTCAGCAGTAAAGTTTGCTGATAGTTTGAAAACACAAATCATCATTGAAGAAACTGAAGCAAAACTTGCACAAGACAAAGCCAGTGAATATGCCCAAGATGTACTAGAATTACGAAACACAACGTCTATATTACAAAGTAGACGAGCTGCTTTATTGAAAGAAACCGAAATGCCGCAGACTGTCACGGATTCTTTATCGCACATGACATCAATCATCTCGCTTCAAGATTCAATCATTGAACAACAAGAAAATACAATAGATACACAAGATGCACAAATTGGACAATTAAACAAAGCTCTACAAAATAAAGACAACGCAATATTCTTACTTACAACGTCCCGTGACAGTCTGCAAAAGGTTGTATTAAACATTCCCCCAGCACCGAAAAATCCCAACAAGATGTTTGGCATTCCTTTACCCAGTAGAAAGGTAATGGCCGTTACAG